AGTTTGTGGAGACGGAAGAACTGGATCAGGCAGGAAATAAAATCAAGAAAGCGGTGTTGAAGGAAGGGCATACCGACGAACAGCACGACGAGGAGATGATGGCATTCTTAAATGAGTTAGTGGAGATTCATGTATGAGTGACAAGTCTGGAATATCAATAGCACTACTTGAGCAGTTCATCAAAGATTTTGGTGGCACTGCGGTAGTGTATAAGCGCACCGATGCAGAAGTGGAGGTGATGCTTCATGACAACCTGAGTTACTATGATCGCATTCTCGATGGATACCTGTACTACATAAATGAAAAACTGCACACTGGTGCCGGTGGCGCACGAATGTTCTATAAAGCGGCACTTAGGCAGGGATTAAGTCACGCTGAAGCTGTGGAAGGAATATTGGTTACTGTTGACGGTAATAGTTACAAACTATCTTCTCTCACCGTTCAAAAATCAAAATGAGTATGAAGAAAAATTGGAAAACTGTTAATGTTGAATCTGCCTTAGGCGAGAACCTTGGAACAGTCAGCTATATTCCAATGCCTAAAATTTATTCTAATTCAATCATTAAAAAACCAAGAAGTCTTGGTGCAACTACTACATTTTTTGAAACTATGGAAAGTTTACCAAAAGACCTCTATCAATTTTACGTAAAAGTTGTAATGCAGCGTATTTCAAAATCATCATATCCCCTTCTTGGTGGAACAGAATATTTATCAATAAAAGAAAAGTATCCCAACGCTTTTGAAGAAAATGGTGAGTTAAAGGAACTATCCAAAATTCCATACAAAATAGACAATAATATTTAATGGAACCAATCACGCTATCCTTCGCAATAGTAAATACAGAACTACTCGAAATCCTTGAGTCAAACATAAATGAGTTTGTACTTCATGAGCATCACATAGAATTCAACGTAAGGTGCCGGTGTAAGTTTAAGGATGATGAAGATGATGATTGGAAAGAAAAAACTGTCAATCATTCCATATCCGCACTCAAAAGAAATATTGCAGGAATTGATGTGTATTGGCAGTACAAAGAAAAGTCGTGGCAAATATCAATTTCCATCTCAGGAAAGTCAGGTGATATGTGGTCATCCGTTGCCTCTAAGAAAGAAGGAATGGAATTTAGAGATAAAATTTATAGTTGGCTGTTTAATAATCAGGACGGCTACTCTTTAGAGATGAAATCACAAGGACTTCAAATACCTAAACCAAGACCATAACCATGTTCAGCAGCATTAAGGATGCCTTGCAGCTTTCCGAATATCAGTTGAGTGAACTCACGCGATTGATGTGGCATCAGATAGAAATGGGTGATGTGAAAATTACCAACGTGATTTTAACTGACTCAGGATACTTGCGAGTCATTTATTTGGAAGCTGACTTTCCACCTACAAAACCTTTTTGTAAAGAGAACGAACATCAGTTCACGCAAAGGTGTGTTGATATTCCACAGTTCAAATAATTACTATGTTGTACCGCTTCAACCAATCAATGGGTTTTGAATTCTTTCAAAGTGCGATAGCATTGATACCCGCCTTCGCGAAAATACTTGCCGACAAAGATTATGGACAGGATGCAGCAATATGGTTGCTCGCTATTCATGACCCGCGAAGCCCTTATCAGGAAAAGTACCTAAAGGAACAAGAGCGCATTGCCGCTATCAACTACGATATGTTCAAGCGCACGACAATAGGATGGCAGGATGATGAGCTGATGGAAGCAGCCTGTGATGCGCTTCGTGAACACTATTGGGATGAAGATGTGTACCAACTCAATGCCGTGAACATTGCTATCAGAGAGGAAACGAAAACACTCTCTATTGCGCCCACAGCGACGGAAAGAAATAAGTGTGCTGACTCCCTTGCATCGCTCAACAAACTTCGAACGACACTACTTGAAAATATCGGTGGCAAGATTCGCACGAATGAATTTGATAAGATAAAGTTGAAAAGTGGAAAACAGATTTCTTTCCTGATGAAAGATCAGCAGGCAGAAAAAATGGCTGACGCAAACGCATGAGTAACTCTATTTTTTCCGATAAGGTTAAGTGTAATCTTTGTGATGAATTAATTGAAAGAGGTATTCTTAGAATGATTGTTCATCATGAAGAAAAGCATGGGCTACATTTCACTATGAATAATTTGATGAAGGCTCGTACTGAGAAAGGAAGTGCGCTCACGTTGGATGAGGCTTACATAGCAATTAGAAAGTAACACATGCTTCACGAAAACGCTAAACCTAAACCGGAATATAAATACCAGCCTATCCTAAAATACGGCATTCCCAATATGTCACCGGAGTCGTTAGACTACGACAGGTTTTGGAGTGAAGAGAAGCGCCGCTGCATGGAAGGGTATAAACCACCGGACGGCGTTTGGATCCCGGGAACATATTATTACCATCTCAACCACCGACCAATATCACGGCTGCGTTATGAGTTTGACCCGAAGGGATTGAATAAAACGATTGTAGCGCGACCACTGTACCGTGACGGTAATCATTTCATCCATGAGAACGTAGATCGCAGGCGCAAAGAAAATAGAGGCGGTATCATCATCCTAAAAGGAAGGCAGATGGGTGTGACCGACGATATGGTAGGCATCGTAGATCACACGTCACGATTCTTTATCTCAGCACAGTGTTGTTACGGCACTCCGGACCCTGACCAGTTGGCAAACTTCTACGTAAAGTTTGGGATAGGAAATGACGGCGTATCGGAAGCATTCTCGCAACCACTGAAAGTAAAAAATGTTGACCAGCGACAAATGGGGTTGGAGTATGACACCCCTTTCGGGAAGAAAACACTTGGCTCAGAGTCTATAATATTTACATCTGCTATTCCTAAGTCGGCAGTATTCAAAGGAAAGAACTTTGTACTCAGTGTTATTGATGAAGTGGGAATGTTCGGCAAAGGCAAGAAAGAAAAAGATTTAGGAAAGGGAAGTCGCGCTGTAACGCTCTCACAATTTTGGGGTGACACCGTGGACTGTTGGAAGCGTGGTGACTCATGGTACGGGTTTCCGATTCTGCTCGGAACGGTAGATCAGATCAACTACGCTAAGAACACCGACCTCGAAAAGTTTTGGATGAATTGCGACCTATATGATTTGGAGCGACTGCTACTGCCTGCCGACTATATGTATGGTGACTGCATAGACCTGCTTACAGGAATAAGTGACAGACCACGGGCACGAAACATAATTCTGAAGAAGAGAAAGAAACTTGACCAGCTTGAAGATAAAACGGACTACTGGAAAGAAGTTCAGAACCATCCTCTCAATGAAGATGAACTGTTCCTTATCACTATCAACTCGTTTGTCAATGCGATACGGGTGAAGGAGCAGATTATCCGCGTGAACAATAATCGCGCACTGCAAGAGCAGTGTATGGAAGGGGAACTGATTTGGGAGCGGGTGAATAATGACGGTAAGTTGGAATACACAGGAAAAGTTTTGTTCCTGGAAAAGCCTGGTGGGTTGTGGCGCAAGAATTTTGACCCTATCAACTACCTGTATCCTGATACCGACATCGTGTGTGTGGATGACTTTATGAAAGATGATGCACCCAACTCAGAATCACTTGGTGCTATCGTGGCGTGGCGACGGTTTATCAACCTCGATCAGATTTGGAACATACCCACCATGACCTATTTAGGCAGACCGAAGGTGGAAGAGTTTCATGATGAAGCGTTGAAGTGTGCTGTATTCTGTCAGGCGCGGGCGGCGGTGGAAAAACTGAATGAGATGATGAAGAACCATTTCCTCAATTCAAAAAAAGTTGTTGGCGCTGACTACCTCAAGATATTTCCGTTCGTCAATGGAAAGCATGTGAAACCAAGTGATGCCTATGGTTATGATATGCAGGCACTCAAGCCACAGTCAATACAACGAATTTGCAATTGGACGGATTCACCGTACATCGAAAACTGTTTTGATATCCGTTACCTCAAGAACATTGCAATCTTCGGAAAGCAGAACTCTGACTTAGGAAGTGCCACCGCTGTTGCTCTCGCGTGGGTAGATGACATGGCTGCTGTTCCGGTGCAGAAAGCCGATGAAGTTCAGGACGGGGCACAGGTGGGGTTGCAGTACCAATTCAAGAAGGACGGGCATTTGATCCAGATGGTGAACCGCAATGTGAATGATGGACGTGAGAAATTTCCTAAACTAAAATGGTTGAAAACTCAAAACGCATAATACCTTCACCGCTATGAATAGAAAAACTTTTCTCCAATCAATACTCTCTCTCGTAGCATTGCAAGTGTTGAAACCAATTCGGTCACTGTATAGCGAATCAAATTTATTCAGAGGATATGAGGAAGGGAAAACGTATCCATATTTTCCGCCGAATCTAATATGTGGCTATCGCTTTAAAACCTATGAAGGTGATAATACTGTTTGGTATGCTATGGGTGAATTAGAGTTTGAAAATAATATTTGGGAACCTGATGAAATAGAAGTTGTTGGAACTTACGCCTACCTAAAATAATCTCAATGATACCTGATCTTGAAATTCCGGAAGGAGATGTCGAGCGCAACCAATGGTCGCAGAACATACTCGACTCAGTAAGCCGTTACAGCATGGGCAAGCGATGGAATCAGATTCGCTACGGCTACATGGATAACTTCCGTAAGTTCCTCGGTGATCTTGAGCTTTCAGATTATGAACACATCCACTCTACCCTCGGCAAACCAAAGCCGATGCTGTTTGCTAACTACCCTCTCTTTGAACCTCTCATACAGCAACAGGTAGGTGAATACACTTCGCGTCCCGTTCCGTTCGGGATAAACCGTATCAACAAAAATGCGTACTCCGACAAACTGCACATGGAGAGCGAGCTTGCCTCAGAGAAAATATTGGAACCGATTTGGGCGCGTATAGAAAAGGAGATGGGAGTGAAACTGCCGATAGAGAAAAAGATGCAGTTGATACCTCCACAATTTCAGGGTATGCCTTCTAAGTCTATCCGCGACTACATCGAAGTGAATGTGAAGTATGGACTCAACTATTTATACAACACCTATAAATTCGGAAGTCAGTTCTCATTGAACTTATATGACATCATGATTAATGATGACTGCTTTTCTAAGATTGATATTATAGGTAATGACCCCGTTATCCGTCACATACCCATTCAGAACGCGATCTTTCAATATGGCGAGGACAACTACATATTCGATGAAGTGCATAACCGCAGTCCCTTCATGGGCAAAGATGTGTGGATGACCATTGATGCTGCTATTGCGCGATACGGTTACCGGCTGTTACAGAAGCAACGGGAGAAGCTGTTGCAAGATCAAAAGGGGATGCTGAGTGACACCACTTACATGACATTCCTGAATAACCAATGTGATAACGGGTGGATTGCATATCGCAAAAATGATGGCGGACAATTTCTACTCCACGTTATTGACATCGAAGTGAAGGCTATCAACAAAAAGAAATTTCTGAACTCTCCATACACTCCTGACAGAGATGACATCTACGAATCAAAAGATGTGACTGAGATTTGGGAACTATTCAAAGCCGGTACACAATACGGGCAACCACGGCGACGCAAGAATCAGATTCCCCTTAAAGGAAATTATTTCGACAATCAGTTTTCTTATTTTGGGATGCTGTCACGGCACTCGTTCTTCCGCAAAGCGTGGCCTGTTCAAATGCTGTGGAACACTTCATGGATGACACTGGAATTTTTGCTCAACCAAAGTGGTGGCAAGGCAATGCGTTATGCTACCGAACGCAAGCCGGACAATTATGAATATGAAGATGTGGCGTGGATGGGTAAAGTGCTTGGACTGGTGGTAGAACAGATTCGGGCGGGTGATATTCCCGGGAGAAGCACTGCATCGGGTGAAGTTGACTTTGGTCCTTCCCAATCCATTCAGTATATCGTAGCCATGATTCAGTTGCTCAAGCAGACGGCAGCGGAGATGACAGGAGTAAGCAAAGCGCGACAGGGACAGTCAGCTACAACATCTGCTAACAGTTCATTACAGACGAGCATAGTACAATCATCATACACTACCAAACCTATTTATGATGTGCTCACGATGCATACGCAAACTGGACTACAGCGATGTGCTGATCTTATTACTTTTCTATGGGAGGGAGATGAAACTAAGAGTTACATAGGGGGTGACGGTATGCCAGTTGTGTTTAAAGTAGCAAAGGATTTAGGGTTACAAGAACTTGGAATCTACGTTGATTCCGCTATGCAAGCTGCACAGGAGAAAGAAGTGATACTTGATTTGATGCGACCCCTTACAGCAACAGACCCTCTGATGATTTTGGAGGTGGTGAAAGTTTTCAATTCTGAAAGTGGTGCTGAAGCAGAACAAATATTGGAACTTGGAATTTCAGCATTGCGGCAGAATCAGCAAGCGATGGAGCAAAGTAAGATTCAGATTGGCGCTGCTGCCAATGAACTTAAGAAGCGTGAATTGGATATGAAAGAAGAAGAACTGTTCATCAAGAAAACTGTTCCTGTTAAAGTTGCGGAAACACAAAAAGAGGCAAGTGAAAATGTTCAACTCCTGAAGAATGAGGGAGAAATAAATGCGACAGTTTTAAGCGAGAGAGCTGCATTAGACAGGGATATGCTTAACGCTTCGAATGATGAGCAATTACAACAATCACAGATGCAGCAAGAACAAGAGCAACCGCAAGAATCAGAAGCCGTACCAGCATAATAAAAAAACCAAAATATATGACTTTAAATGACTTAAAAAAATACATTGACAATGAAGTTTCATTGCATCCTGAAAGATTAGATAATGAAGTAATGATATGGCAACATATTGATGATCTTGAAAGAGCCGTTGGCGGTAACGTTGAAAAGAAATATATCCCTACTCAAATTATCAAGTCATTGACAATAGGTGGCAATGCAAAAGAAGAGTTTGTTTTAGTTCAGGTTCAATCTGCCAATAAATTATATTGGTATGAAAAAATCACATGATCGTAATAACCCAAGGTGCAATAATCAAAGTGGTGGATATTGATTCCGAATACTACATCGGATTCAATATGATTACGGAGTCCTATGTAAAAGTTCCGCAGTCGATATGTGTTGAACTGACGGAGAATGTAGCCAAAGAGTTGTTGTCCAATGAAAGCCTGAGATGGAGAATCGCAAATGACTTCACTGAGAAGGTAAATAAAATGGGTGCGCTGATGGGTGTTTCTAATAGAACTGTTCACAGGATTCAAAAAGATTGTATAACAGCATGATTCAAACAAATGAATTGAAGGTTGGGAATAAAATACATTCATCTTTTGATGAGAAAGTTCACACTGTTTTAGGTGTTATCGGAAAATGGGATGCTCCACAAAATACCTTAAATGATTCTGTGATGATAGAATCAAGTTGGCTGAAATCAGAGAACTGCATCCCTATTCCTCTTACCGAAGAATGGCTGAATAAGTTCGGCTTCACATGGATTAAAGACGCGAATACATTTGTGATACCCATTGCAAAAATGAAGTTGCAGAAGATGGTAATTACATTTGATGGTGATCGTCCCATTATATTTTCAATCGCGGATTATTATACAGGAAAGGAAATGATAGCTATTTACAAAGATGTTTCGGTTCAGTATGTTCATCAACTCCAAAATCTCTACTTCTATCTCACAGGTGAGGAACTCGTTTTAAAAGAAACAGCAACAGCAACAGCATGACCATTGAGATGCGCGAAATATTTGAGGGATGGAAAAACTTTCTGCAACAGAAAAGTTTATCACCCGATCAACTGCGTGTTGCTGAAATGCGATTGGAGTCATGTTCAAATTGTGTGTATGCTCGTAAGCTGATGGTGCGCAAAGTGATTGACTGGATTTACGATGTGTTCACGAACAAGAATAAAGCGGTGAAGGGAAAAGTGTTCAGTGGATTCTATTGTCAAGTTTGTTCATGCCCTCTTGACGTAAAAGTTTTAAGCCCTGCGACGAAATGTCCGCTACCAATTTTTGAAGGAAAGCAATATCCCCATAAAGAAAGATGGAGTTATGTACACTTCAACGAGAACGGAAAACTCACTACACCCGAAAATGTTTTTATTACTTCAAGTACAGATTCTCCTGAATCATTAATCACAACCTAAATTTAAACTACTATGAAAATGACAAACAAATACGACTGCCCCTCAAAGATATGGCGCAAATTCAGTGATGCGGCAAAGAAGATTTACAATGAAGTAATGAGTCAATCTCTGAAAAATCAGGACATCACATGCCATCCCAAAGGAGACGAAATAGGTAAGGATGAATGGCACACCATCTGTCATAACTTTTCGTGTTATGCTGCATGGGCTTTTGATGGTGAATCGCTTCGTAAAAATGATGAAGTAATTGATATAAGAACTTCAACAGGAAAAAAAGTTAAGAGAAGGAGAGTGGCATGAAACAGCCTAACCTATACTTCAATGTAAAAACATTCTGCCCTGAAAATATAGCAGAAAAAGCCGTGAATTTTTTTGCTGCCTGTCATAAGTGTACCTACACGAAGTTGCTTCACCAACTGGGATTAAACAACGAGACATTCAAAGATGCTATTGAAGAACAGATAAAAAATGTAGCGAGAATCAAAGACACTACACAGCGCCTTGAAATTAGTGGAGTACATTTCAGATTGAAGATTAGAAAGGACGGAGTCGCTAAACTGATTAAAGAATGAGTGAGAAACTAAAACAACTTCAGGTTGACATCGCCGCTTTCTTCGATCACCCCCGTGGTAGCTCACGCATGGTAAGGGCGAAGCGGGTGCTCAATGTTATGAATAATCATTTGGAAGAACTCAGCATAAAATCATTTCAGATTGGAAGGGAAACAGATGACATCTTTGAATTGGAGAGACAGTTGAAAACTGATGGGCTGCTTCCGCGCTCATGCGACCTTAACTCACGCTTTGAAAAAATACTTTCACGATATGAATGATGTAGCAGAAAGAAAAAAACAGACTTCATTTGATGTTATCATTGTAAACCTTCCACCAAATTTTAGTGAAAATCCATTGAACATAATTGCCAATGGAATTATGTCTTTCAAAAGACAATCATATAATCACAGTCGTATTGACCCAATAGTATTGCTTCATCCAGAAGAGTACTACTTAGTTGAACGGCATATTGTGAGTAATAATTACTTTATACCAAAAGAGGATTCTGTTGGCTGCTACCTACCTATAATGAATAGTAGAATTTATGCTCATCGCGCTATGCCAAAAAGTGTAATGCAGATTAGCGTATTACCAATAGTTGATGATCTAACCTTAGAAAAAATTTAAGGCAATACGATGCAGTACAAAAATTCTCTTTTCAGTGCGGTAGATGCAGCCTTAAATGATCTGCGTAACTACACCAACAAAACAAGACTCAAACGTGTGGTGAGTGCATTCATCCCCTATGCCGAAGAGTTGATGTACACTGCATGGGTTGAGAGTAGAAAGAATGGAGCATCATATCTTGACTTCAGAAACAACCTCGCCAAAATAGGATTGCTGCCACAGCAACTTGGATTCACCCCACCAGCGGAATATCTGAAATCGGCACTGATACCGATTGGACAAACAATGTTGATTGACTCATCGAAACTGATACAGTCATTTCCAGTAACCGATGGCAAGAAAAGAGATGTTGAGTTGTGGTTTAACTGTTCTGCGATAAAGTATCACGACAAAATTTATTTCGCCTACCGCATGGACTTTCAGCCGTGGGCGACGGAGATGAAGATTGGGCTATGCCTGCTTAACGAAGATTTCTATGTTGTGCCGAACAGTAATGTGTTGCCGAAACTTCACAGCAGTTACAATGGGTGGCATGTTGAGGATCCACGATTGTTCATTCACCAGGATAAACTTTACCTGAGTTACACCGATGGCTACCAGATGGCGCAGGCAGAGATTGACCCGATCACATTACAGGCGAAGGAATCATTCTACTTGCGCAAGCGCATGAATGCTATCACTGAAAAAAATTGGGTGTTCTTCTCTGCCGACAGTAAACTGTACTGTATCTATAATTCTGTTCCCTACACGATCTTTGAGATGAACGGTGACAATTATAAGAAGGTGCATGTAGGACAGATACCGCCGTATTGGGCGTATGGCAAAATAAGTGGTGGCGCTTCTCCCGTATTACATGGTGACTATTACTACCACTTCTTTCACTCCTCACTCACCCGTGAAGATAATGACCGTTCACCGGTGCGCCGTCAATACTTCTGTGGCTGCTATCTGATGGAAAAAACGTTCCCGTTCAATGTTGTGGCTATTACTGAGAAGCCGCTGCTTGCTGGTGAATACATTCCTACTTCTATACCACGACTGAGCAATGAGATATATGTAGTTTTTTCTGGTGGTGCTTATCATGAAAATGATAAGTGGATTGTCTCATTCGGCTACAATGACTATCAATGCAGGATTGCAAACATTAATGATGACTTACTCAACAAATCTTTAAAATGGTTTTGATAATGAATGACTGGTCGCATATACTTCCCTTGTCAGGATGGTGTACTGAAGAAAAGATGCAACGCCTCTATGACTTGGTGACAGAATCAGATTCTATGATTACCGTAGAGCTTGGGGTATTCGGGGGGCGCAGTCTGTTTCCTATGGCAATAGCTCATAAGGACAAAGATTCAGGAAAAGCATTTGGCTTTGACCCCTACGTGAAGGAAGCCTGTGTGGAAGGAACTAATGATCCAAAGAATGATGAGTGGTGGCAGTCTGTTGACCTAGAAGGAATCTATAAAGATGCAAACGATTTCATTGTTACCAATCACCTTGAGAATTACTGTGCGCTTATCCGAGAACGCAGTGACGAAGCGTATAAACATTTTCAGGATGACACTATTGACATTCTACACCAAGACAGTAACCATAACACTGAAACGATTACTAAAGAATTGGAGTTGTGGATACCAAAAATAAAAGTTGGTGGCTATTGGATTAATGATGACTGCGACTGGAAGGAAAGCCAAACTGGTTATGCAAAACTTCCTGACTACGGATTGGAATTAGTAGAAGATTTTATCAAGTGGCAAATCTGGAAAAAGAAATGAAGATAGGAAATTACAATTTAAGAGTGGTTGCACCATACCTTCCTGATGATGAAGAATGGGTTTTGAGAGACATGGAGGGAATGCGATACTTTAAAGATCAGGGAATAGAAGATATTATTTGGATAGCTGGTGTGCATGCAGAAAAGTGGGGCGTAATGGGAAGGCATATTTACTTACTCGACGGAAAGCCTGAGCAACAATGGTACATCGGTGATGGGAAAGTGGGTTGTTTTCTCACTCAGTATATTGTGTATTCGTGCATGAATGTAATGGAAGATTCACATTTCCTTTTTCTCGAAACGGATTGCAGGTTCAATGATGGCTGGAAAGAAAAACTTGAACAGGCTCTTAAGGACGTGCCGGAAGATTTTGATTTCCTTTTTGCCGGGAATTGTTGTTGTGAAGATAAGGAACCCGTACACGTAAAGGGGGACGTTTATGAATTCCCTTATCGTGGTGAATCAAAAAAATATCACTATCCTCAATGCGCTCACATGATGATTATTGCAAAGAAGGCAATACCATTATTGATAAAGACGCAGAGAGATGTTGCTAATCCTCCTGATGTTTCTCTGATAAATTTTGCATTCCCATCACTAAAAATATTTGCTATCATACCCCGGATTGCTACACAAGGAGGAAAAACATTTTTACCTAAATGAGAACGATTTCTATAACATTATTAGAACATGCCGATCGTCGCGCCGCCGCAGAGCAGCACTTTGCTGAGATCGGAATGGAGGTAGAATTCTATGAAGGCATCAATGCGCAGAAAATGGGAGTGAAGTGTGATCGCCCGTACATGCGCGACCGCGTGGAAGGAGATGAATTATTTTTCGGAGGTTATCATGTGACCGGAATATTTCTAAGCCACTACTCACTATGGTCAGCACTCACTCTGATGCCACAGGAGCATACGTTGATACTTGAGATTGACGCACACTTTAACCCGGATTGGAAGCAAAGGTTGGAGCAGGCGATGAGAGATGTACCACCGGATTTTGATTGGCTGTTTGTAGGTTCTTGTTGCGCTGGTAAGATGGAGTCAAATTACGATCGCAATGTGAAGGGTGATATTTATGAAGTGAAGTGGCCAATGTGTATGCATGCTTACGTGGTTGCCAAGAAAGCTCTTCCACATTTATTAAAAACAAGTAGAGACTGCTACTGCCCAATAGACATCAGTACGAAACTCTACTCGTTTCCAGAGATGAAGGTGTACACGTTACTACCAAGATTAGCTAATCAAAGAAATACTGAAATTCCGGAATAATGTATTTGACAGCGCCACAGATAACACAACTCGGATTCAAGCATGTCGGTGTGGCTGTAAGAATTTCTGATAAAGCATCATTTTATAATGCACCTAATATTTCAATCAGTGATGGTGTCAGAATAGATGACTACACAATTTTTTCAGCGGGAATGGGTGGAATTGAAATTGGAAAACTTGTTCATGTAGGATGTTTCACGTCACTAATCGGAGCAGGTAAAATTATCATAGGCGATTACACCGAACTGAGTGGACGCGTTTCCATATACAGTTCAACCAATAACTTCGATAGTGACAGTTTTTTTATTGATGGCAATAGAATCAATATTATAGAAGGTGATGTCAAAATAGGTAACAGGGTAGTAGTAGGTTGCTCAAGCATTGTGCTGCCAAATGTGAGTATCGGTTTTGGTTCTCGCGTGGGAGCACTAAGTTTGGTTAAGAATAATATTCAACACAAACAATTGTGGGCTGGTGTGCCTGCAAAAAAAATCAGAGACCTATGAGCGAACGTGATCCTTACCTCGTAACCGAAATGTTCGAAAAGAAACTTGCTGACTTCTGTGGTAGTAAGTATGCAGTGGCAGTGGATAATTGTACCAATGCACTTCTACTGTGCCTACTCCATGAGAACGTGAAGGGGCAAACGATTTCAATTCCTTCACGCACTTACCCTGGTGTACCGTGCTCAATCATTCAGGCTGGTGCAAAAGTTCAGTTCCTGTCAATGGAAAGTGAAACGATTGTCGGAGCATACCAATTATTCCCTACACGCATTTTCGACAGCGCCTTACGGTTCACGCGGGATATGTTTGTAGGCAATTCACTGATGTGCCTTTCCTTTAGTGGACCGTACAAGAGACTGAAACTTGGAAAGGGTGGCGCTATACTCACCGATGATGAATCTGCATACAAGTGGTTAAAGCGCATGCGGTTCTCAGGACGGAATGAATGCAGTTATCATAAAGATCATTTTGACATGATTGGCTATAATTTCTATTTACTCCCGGAGCTTGCAGCACGCGCCCTTGTGTTGATGAATGAATTCTACAATGCTGACGGCAGCAAAAAAGAGATGGCTGACTTATGTTTGCCATATCCTGATTTGAGTAAGCACCCCGCTTACAAGTAGCCAAAGTGTCATGCACAGAACTGTGTGAATAACTCTTTTTTGTATTTTGTAGATTTTATTTCCACCTTTGACCTGACATAATGTCATATCTGTGGCAGTAAATCTAATCCTACCCGTTGAAACCGGAATCATAGCACACTCAGGTGGCGGATTCGCAAGTGGCTACAAACTCACCAAATCAGTAAACTACATTTTGACATGCGCGGCAGCGGGTGACAGCGTTATCTTACCTGATGTTGTAATTGGTCAACCTGTGTGGGTCTACAATGCCGGACTCTATGCCTGTGACGTTTATCCTGTAAGTGTTGAAATTGATAATGGCACTCCTTCAACCGCCGTAAGACAACAACCAGGGAGATGGGTTTGTTATACCCCAGTTGATGCCTTGAATTACAAGTCTAATGACATGGCGAGCGTATCAGTATCTCAGGGTACGAGTATTACTACTGGTGTTACCTGCGATGCTATTAGAGGTATCATCACAACGCAAGCTGCAAGTGCAGGCGCATCAGGCGCAACTCCAAATACATTTACTGTTACTTGCAAATATGCAGAAGCAGATTCAAATATTGAACTTACTATACTGAGTCAAGCCGGAACAGGCAATGCAACCGCAAGGGTTAATAACCGTACTCGCGGTGCATTTGATATTGTGCTTTCAAGTTTCAGTGCTGCCGCCCTAAACGGCGTAATCATAATCGGATTCGAAATCAAGAATTGATAATATGGCTAAAGGAAAAAATAAACCCCAAGCAAGCGATAACGGTGTTGACACCGACGTGATGGAGCTTCCTAATAATGAAACTCAGCAAGAGCCAATTAATGAGGAGACGCCAACAGGTACTATCGAAGATTGGGGAGTATCATTAGCCAAAGGTGAAGAAAAGAAAATTGACCCAAGAAACGGAAAATCTGATAAGCCTCTCGATAAAGATTCAGCCACAGTTAAAGATGATGAACAGTTGCTTGCGGCGGCACAAGAGAAAGAGGAATCACAAGGCACACCGTCAAGTGTTCTCGACGCTATGACCAAAGGTGAGGATAATGACTTCTCACTGGACGAACCGGAAAAGAAAGAAGGTGAAGCGGAACTTGGTAAAGACGGCAAGCCTGTTGAAAAAACAAAAGAAAAAATCATTGATGCCACTGAAGTAGTCAGTCGCATCGCTAAAGAACTTGAGATCGGCGACGCTCAGACTCCTGAGCAACTGATCTCTTCTATTAAAGAGAAATTGTCCACTGCAAAGGCGGGAGCGGACGCTCCTGTTGCGGGTATTGACAAGGTTCTCGCATTAAGTAACCGTGACCTGTATAAGGCTTTTCTTATGCGGAATTCAAACTTTACTGACGAACGGGCAGAGAAATACATTACCGAGCGCATGGAAACATTGGGCGACGAATGGATTGATCTGAAAGCCGAAGATGTCAGGATTGATTTGGAGGCTGCAAGGGCAAAGATCGTATCAGACCACGTTTCGCGTGAAACAGCTAAAGTAAATGAAGCTGCACAGTTCGCTACAACGGCGAGGAACACTGTTAAAGAGATCAAAACAATCTTTGGCAAGATTCCTCTCAAAGAGCATGTCGCTCAGTTGAAAGAATTCCAAGCCCAGATCAGCACCGAAGAAGGTCTTAATGCTATGCGTAATGACCCTAAGAAACTGACCGAAGCCATGTTCATGCTCAATTTTGGTGAGCAGATTCTTGAAGCCTTTTTGGACAAGAAACTGTCGGAAGCCGAAAAGCAGGGATGGAGGAAATCTTACAAAGCGAATGTTACGGACAAAATCATCAATCAGTCCAAGCAGCGTGAGCAAACTGAATTTCCTAATGAGCCAGTCAAGCCCTCCGCCTACCAAGAAGGAGGTTGGGAAAACTAAGTAAGTTCCTACCGTAGCCTATCACGTTCACTGCACATGGTGTATGCCGTGTGATCGTCATTTTTCTTTCTTCATCTCAAACAAAACTCTAAAACGTGAAACAAGGTGGTTTAACCATATCTAAAGGTACTTTTGACAAGGACGCTATCACGACCCAAAACTCGTTGTATGCGAACTCTCTTCAGTATCCTGAAATAGCGCGGACGCTCCTGATGTTGCAGCCTCAATACTCGCTGACCAACATCACAGCCCCGTTCATCCAGTCCGAAGAAATGGCTGTCGGCGATCTCAAATTTGAGTATCCCGTTATCGGACGTACAGACAAGCCTCTCACCTGCACCGGTACGGCTCCCACGGGCGACGGCAAAGGCGACTCCATCGTTTACATCGAAGTGGAAGAAAATTATGCACACCCGACATGGGAATACAAACTTGGTGAAGATGTGCTCCTTCGTGTTGACTCCACCGTTCTGGTGAAGAAAACGGTGAAAGGATACCTCGTTCCCTTCAAGATCATGGGCAACGACAATACCGATACCATCTCCTCTTCCGACATCTACGCACAACGCAGACTCGGAAAGGTAGCCAACTCCAACACCGAATACTCCGAAAGGGGCTACGGCGCACAGCAGTATCCTGACTGGCTGGCGAATTACCTCACCACCACTCGTAAGCAACAGACCGTTACCGGGGACGCAGCTACCTCAATCCTGTGGTTGCAGAAAGGTGACTACAAACTGTGGGCTATCGGAGCATCACCGGATGAACTGATGAATGAACTTGGTCAGCGTGACGGTGGATTTCTGTGGGACATGGAGAAAGACGCATGGTTTGGACGTACCACCATGGATGAAAATGGCATTTGCACCAAAACAGATAATGGAAAGCCGTTGGTTCGTGGTAATGGATTTCTGCAGCAGATTCAAAGCAATATGACCGACGAGTTTTCGAAAGGTCAGTTGACACAGAAAATGTTGCTCAACCATATCCGTGACTTCAAGATTGCAGCCGGTATCAATGGTGGCAAGATTACCGTTCACACCGGCGCGGGTGGAGTAGCAGCATGGTATGAACTTCTCGCCAATTTCTACCTGCACCAAGGCAACCAGGGTATCGTTTATACCATGGACAATGGACGCAAGGTGACGGTGGGTGAAGATATTCCTACGGTGCATCTGCTTAACTGCGACATCACCATCTTCGAGAATCCGATTCTTACTGACCCATTGAACAATGACACCGATGATGAAGGGCTGTCACTTCTTGGACAGTCATACTTCTTTGTTGATGGCAATACCACCATGGGAACCGATGGGAAGCAGATTCCTACCGTTCAGAAGATGGTCCGTAAAGCCAATGGCATTGACCGGAGCATGATCGTAAAGGTTGTTGACGGGATGGTAAACCCTGTTGACCCGATGCGCATTTTCGCTGCTTCTGCCCGTGATGGGTACACCATTGAGTGGCTGTCACAGTGGATGCTGACGTTACGCAAGATCAATGGAGTGTCAGCATTGTTCTGTACCGGATGATTTCAACATGGTCGAATTCGACCACTTTAAATAATATTCATTTTTTCACAAACTTTCAACAAAAACATCATGGCAACTAACACAAAAGGTCTGGGGCAGAAAGCCAAAAACGCCGCTGCCGCCTCCGACGATGAAACAATCGTAATCTCTTGGGTTGAGAACCAGTACTCAAAATTTGCCGGAAACCACACTTTACGCGCTTACCGCGATCCTGTGGAACGGCATAAACTGATTGAACTGCGTGACCCCACTACCGCTACCAAAGAAGAGCCGTTAGGACAGAAAAAGCCTTACGTCATTCTTGGTGGCAAAACCATGAAACTGTACATATCCAAGAACCCTTGGCACATGGCAGTTTACAAATTCATCATCGGTAACACCGAAGAGGAAGGACAGTGGCGTGGTCACCCCCGTTTCAACCCGGGCAAGAAGATTTTCACTATTGAAAACGTCACCGAAAAGGCTAAGAAAAATAACCTGAATCGCAAGCAGATTCGTGCATTGCAGACGAAAGTCGAGACAATGAACCAAGATGCACTCATGCAGTTCGGGTTACTGTTTGGCTTCGACGGTAAGGAACTATCTTACGATGATGTGCTCGACGGTATCGAGGCTATCATTGAGACTCCGGCTGACAATAGCGAAAGTTTCTTCACTTGCGCAAACGTGAAAGAGGCTATCGAGAATCCAGACTTCGACTATATTGTGTTAGTTGCTGTTTTGAAGCATAAGAAGGTGTTTATCTCGAATGATGGTGTATACAAGTACAATGGTGCTACCATCGCCGTCACCGACGATCAACTCGTAAAGTGGCTGAAGGATAACTCTACCGTCTATATGACGCTGAAAGAAAAATACCTGGCGCAGACCAAGGTGGAAGAGCCTGACCCTGCTAAAGAATGACGTGGCAACAGATTGCAGATAATGTGAATCGTAAGCTGGTTCAGTTTGCCTCCCCTCCTGTATTACCTGCGGAGATGGTGGGTTTACTGAATGAGGCTTACGATGCACTATTGACACAGTGGTGGCAGATGACTTTCGAAAGAGACGAGTTTGCTATCCAGTTGCTCACGCCGCTGAAGCAAGGTCCAATCTCCCCCACTTTAACAAGCGCCAATCACATTTCTACGTTCGAAATTGATACGACGGTATTCCCAGGTGGATTAAGAGCAATTGCCTCCTTTCGTGGATATTTCAAGCAGTCATGCAGTGGGCTGTCAGCATGGAGGATGATCGAGTTTCTGTCAGACAATGACCTATCAGACCTCGAAAATCCATTGCGAATGCCTACCAATGACTTTCCACGCTATCGTATGTGGTTCAACACTACTTCCTCAAAGAAGAAAGTGTCAATCTATTACGATGGGGATGCTCCGACCACTACTGAACTGTTTTATTACCGGCAGCAAACCATCCTCACTTCCATAACTGGAAGCCCGGAGGTGGACCAAACAGGACACCGGCTGATAGTGAACAAAGCGGTAGCTATACAGTCAGGCACCAACGAGGATCAGCGTGAAGAGATATTTGAACGTGAAACCAACAAAGATTTACAAGTGGAGAATGCCTCATAAGCTTCTCCTGATAAAACATGATTAACTAACTTTTTCAAAAAAAACTCTTAAAAATGAACAGAAACAATGTGCATTGCAGTCCGGTGAATGAAATTCCCGGGATGCCCGATTACTGGATGATCGCCAATGATGGGGGCGACATGGGCGCTAACAGTTACAGTATCGCCAAAGGCATACTGAACATCAATAACGGAACAAGCCCTGTTTTGGCTAAAAAGGCTATTAACATCGCATGGAACCTGATTGACCGTGAGAATGGTGTCAAGGTTCTTTGTCCGCAAGACCCAACAGCGCAGGTGGACACGGTGACAACTATTACTGTTCCTAATGCTGATTGTTGCGGAGATCAGTTGTGTTATTATGTAACCCTGACATGGCATGATGCTACTTCAGGTCAGGAAATGACACATACCTATTCCGCATGTTTTACCACAGGTTCTACGTGGACCAAAACACAGGTGAGTGCTGCCTTGATTGCAGATATAAATGCTGATCCCAACCGTATTGTTACGGCTGCTGCAGTAGGTGAAACATTTACCCTTACTGCTACTACTGCATTTGTAGGGCATCCATTTCTTACAAAGACGAACACGGCTTTACAGACCGTTGCTCACACCACTCCGAATGTTATTTCTTGGGGTGACGGTGATGACCTTCTTGCTATGGGATTCACCGCTGCTGACGGAATTGATGCTACCAACGAATACGCTATCGTAGAGATTCCTTATTATACCGTTCGCGAAGGTGACATTCCTTCTGACAATGCTTACTCAGGACAACGGGTATTAAGCTGGCATAAGTTCTGGCTGATCGTAGAAACCGGAGGAACGGCTGAAGATGCTGTCCTCGGAACTTCCATCAGCGACAATACGCCTACCGATAGCCTGTGCTACATCCTTGCCGGAAGCTCGACGGCATCGAAGTACCTCGGTGTCATCAATGACGGCTGTCCTTGCAGCTAAGAGTATCTGAGTGATTAACAAAATTTAGCAGGCGGGACATAAGTTCCTGCCTGCTTTAAAACTTTCACTATGGTTCCTCTCCGCACGTTATCCAAAGACATTTTGAGCATCGCCAACCGACTCGGCACTGCCGAACCACGGCGTAATGATATTAGTGAGCGCCAGGTGGAACTATGGATACATCAATACAGAGAATGGTGGATCAATGACCGCTTCAACCGGAAGAGGCAAACATATTACGAAGCAAAGCAGGCGCTCGTTCAGGATTTGGGGTGCATGCTGTTACAGTGTGTTGACCAAGCGGAATGTGATGCCTTACCTGTTGGATGCTTTGTAGCCAAGGTAATTATCCCGACACCGGTGGAAGTAGAAGGATGCCTTGATTATGTGGGTAGCATCAGTAAAAGGAAGAAGTTCATAGAATGCAAGAATGTGAATGAACTGGAAGGAAAACTATCCGCACCGTATGGGCGCAACTTCCTGTACTACTTTCGGATTGGACCAACCAACCTTTACGTAGCCACCTCTGACAGCGACACCTTCTTTGACCTGTGCTATATTAATGTACGGGGCATCTTTGGTGACCCAACGCAAGCCTGCTACAAGAAAAGCCTGACTACTTCGACATGCTGTTATGATCCGGTAAACACCAATTATCCGGCTACGGGGGATATGATGGAAGAAGTGAAGATGATGATACTTACGAAAGAATTCAACATTTCCATGCACTATATCAGGGATTGGAAAGATACCAACCGTGATGACAGGCAAGTTCAAAACTTTCAACCGATTCACTAATGAGATTCCGTTCAATCACGTCCATATTGCCAATGCTGAAACTACAGTCAGGCTATCCGAATGTAGATCAGTTGAAGCCGGAGCTTGCCCAGATGGTTCCGATGGTGGAGCGTAACCTTGGACTCACCAACAAAGCACTGCATCCACATAAAGCACTTGGAATAGAAGTATCCGGTTCCGTGGCTCAGTTACCAAGCGGATTCTTTGAAGAAGATCAGATTCTTGATTTCTGTATTCCGCCCAACTTGTGCAACATGACCAGTTGCAGTTGCAACAATGATCCGTGTCGCTGTGGATACACGCTATGGCAGACACAATGTGGTGACTTTACATTTGGAGATACGATACTAAGGTGTCCATTCAAAACCGGAAGTGTGAGTTTCAGCTATTGGAGTTTGGAACTGGATGAAGAAGGGTTGCCGATGATACTGGATAGTCACGTAGAAGCATTTGTAGCCTATGCCATTCAGTTGATGAAGAAAGGAGAGATGAATGCAGGGCTGATTTCACCGGCGCTGTACCAGATAAATAAGCAAGACTGGCACGATCAATCACTATGGACACGATCACGCGATAATGTGCCCAGTAAAAAGAGTGTGCGCATTGCCGATTACATCACTAATAACGCCTACAAATTTTACCTCAAATAATTGCCCTTCAAGAAAAATATAGCGACCAACACTTTTACCCTTGGAATGCGCCAAGATCGGACGGTATTTGCACAAGATCGTCGCTCTTATCGCTCGGCACTAAATGGTAACATCATTTTCTCCGGGGCTGGTGATGCACAGTACTGTAATGAACCGGGTACTACACTACTCGATAACTCCGTTCCAGATGGATACTATATTGTAGGCAGCAAAGAAATACGGGATAAAACTGTAATCATGTCCACCAATGATACCTTCAGCGAGATTGGATTATTGGAGTTGGATGTGACGGGAACGGTGGCTACCTACACAACTTTATTCAATGATGAATTTGATCCCAATGGTGATAAACTAAATTTCGCCTCACAGGATTTTATCTTTCCTGCAGAGTCATGTTTCGAAACCATTGACAAGAACAGGGTCTATTGGCTCGAACCGAACAATGAACCCAGGTGCTTCAACACACGGTTAGGAGATCAAGAAGTTTCACCTGAGTTCATTGATGGTTCCTATACTCCGCTTATCGCCACAGGAAAGTATCCTCATTTTTATTCAGTCCATTCCATGTCACTACAGGCAGATTTTAAAATGGGGAGATTGAAATTAAAAAACACAACGGCGGGAGGCTCATTAAAAACTGGGATGTATGAATTGTGTTATCGTCCGGTTACAAGAGATGGATATGCGCCGCCGTGGACTCCATTGACGCGACACTTCTTTGTTACTCTCGACCCTACTATTCCTGATCCGCTTACCAACTATCATTACCGTTCTATGTATGCTTCAAATGTGATGACCAACAAAGGTTACACATTTACGATTCATGGTGTAGATACACGGTTCTATCAGTTGGAAGTAGCGTATGTGTATAGCACCGACAAAGATGTAACGCAGGAAGCAAGCATTTTCTACCGTGAAAAAATTGATCCGGCACTCACTGATGTTGACGTTGTATTTTCTTCTACTACTGGCATCGCTGTTTCATTCGCTGAATTTAATAGATACATTGTTCCGATTCGAAGAGGTAAGGCAATAGGGCAAAAAGATAAGCGACTGTGGGTAGGTGCGCCGGAAACTTACGGACCGTTCGAACTGGATTTATCAGGAGTAACAATTGCTCCGTTTATCCGTGAGATGACTGTTGACACTCGCGAAGGCGCAACAACATTGCCGCTTACTAATATGAGTCCTACATCGAACGGAACCATTTCTATCGAGTCATATAAAAATAATGTGGGCGCGGCAGTCAATGAATCGTATGCAGTAATTGATGACTTTCCGAATTACAAAGGAGTACAGGGGGAACATTTACTTGCCTCGTATTGGGGTGGAGAAACATATCCCCTATCGGTAGTAGTTTTTGATTTAAAGGGGAATCCATTTTATGCACAGCATATCATTGACTACACTTTTCCTAACCGTTATGACGATCCGTCGTATCACCTGATGACAACCATTGACGGAAAAATCAATATCATGGGAATGAAAATCTCAGGTATTGATTTGACCGACATATTATATGATGCGGATGGAAAATTACAAGTAAGCGGTATTGCGATATGCCGTGGAAAAAGAATTCCGCAAACTCTCTTTCAGGGAGTGATACTTCCGGCAACGATTGAAGATAACCCTGATGCCACACATCCTATTGAACATACGAGTAACGACTTTCACGGTGCCGGTGCAGGCTTCGCCGATTCACTGAAGTATTGGGGGGGGGCAAGTATAGGGCAACAGATTAATTCACGTCCCTACACTTCGATGATTTATGCACCTGATATTTTGTTCGGGCGCAACATATATGAAGGAACAAGTCAGGATGACGTGAACGAAGAAACCGATCAGCTTGAGTTGGTATCATTGTATGACTGTCCCTTTCAGGATAGCATCTATCCACGCACCATTGACCTGAACCCGGGACTCTCTGGCGGCATTGATGGACTCGAAAAATTCTATACCAAGAATTATGAACTCAATGTTGACAACAAAAATTTCGAGTACGGATCAAAGTCACGTATAAAAAGATTACTGACGATAGAGACCTTTAAAGAACAGGACACTGAATGGGATCACTACGATCAGGATGACCCTGATTTATTTTTCACCGACGACTCCAACTTCGACCCGCAAGATGCTTCAGGCTTTCCGAATATGCACTCACGCGGGGTAACATTATCGTGGCTGATTAAGAACAAAGACTTTAAGAATACCACGTACATGCCTTCTGACACGACTGGAGTAAATATTGACCGTCCCCGTTACTACACCGTCAACTACAAAATCAACAACGAAAAATATTTCACATCGCCTACACAGAAGTCACTTGCTGAACGGTTGTATATTGGAACCGGACATTTTCAACCTATCAATCAGGATGTGCTCGATGATATTGTAGATAGTGACGGACGCTATATTCTCAATGATGTAGAAGTGTGGGGCGGTGACTGCTACCCGTGGATTTTTGAATTCGTGCGTAACTATCCTGCATTTAGTGGTGACTGCTCAGAAGGTGACTATGCTATTGCGCACGTAGTACCATTAGAAAGTTCGATGAACTTCGCACTGCGCCGTGGCAGAAGTTTCGGTGGTGACGGAATACGTAGTGAGCATGAAGCCTGCAATCCTCCACCTGCAGCACAGTACTTTCCTAACGGAATTATGGAAGGGCAACCGGAAGAATTTAATCTCAATTCAGTGGTGATGCACGAAGGCAACGTGCAGATGTTTATTGCAAAACCAGAAGTGATAGACCCTGAGATCACGCAATTCGACTATCGGTGGTTGTACAGCAACCTGAAAATATTTGGTGAGATCACCGACCAGTACCGCACATTCCTTACCAGCAACTACGGGGATATGGAACCCAACTACGGAAGGATTGTAGGACGTGGGTATTTATTCGAACAGATGTATTGTCTGCAGGAACGCGCATTCTCTATGTTGCGCATCAATCAGATTCGCGCTATCAGCACTGCCGATGGTGAACCTATAGGTACCGGAGTGACGGAAGTGTGGCAGAAGCCGGATGAAAGGAGCACCATACACGGAACGGTTTATCCGTATGGAACTATCAATACCGACAAAGCAATCTATTGGGCTGACTACTACAATAAATGCTTCTGCCGTTTTGCCCAAGACGGAGTTACCAATATCAGTGATGACTGTGAGATCAAAGAACTGTCGTATGAGCTTCTGAAATTTTTCGATAGTGAGCAGCCGTTAAGTTTGAGTGGCTATCAGCACGTAGCGGCGGGATGGGATAGTGTGCGCAACATGATCTACTGGACTGCGACGGAGCAACATGGGCTTGTGCAGGTGAAGAAAACATTAGCGTACAGCGCCAATCCGCACGTACATTCTTTCGTGGCAGAAATGGATTTCTACCCTAAGATTTATCTCAACTGCAAAGGATGGTTACTGGATTCAAGATACATTGATGATGGCGGCGATGCTACTACACTGTGGTCACACTACACAGGCGAACGCGGAAAATATCATGGTAGTTACAGGCACACAAAAATTGCGTTCATCGTAAATGATGTAGCCAATGTGGACAAACTATTTGATAACTCATGGGCTTCATTCAATCCTGATGCGTACGCGTTGCTTGAAAAACTCACGCTCACTACCGATACGCAGTCGGCAATCATTACACCTATAAATGGAGATTTACGCAGTGATTACCGCAATCTCATCTTCCGCAATGAAACAGTGGCGCGTCCTGCACCCGACAACTGCGACTACACAATCAATGTAGGTACACCAACATTTCCGTTGAACAATTTCACTTACGTGAAGAACGGTAATACTGTGGTGATAGCGCAGGTCGTGAATCAGGTTGCATTGCAGGCATTCTTTGTAGCACAAGGATTTGTTGACACCTATCCGATATTCACAATCACGCAAACACCTGATACGTGGACTTCAATTACATGGAATGGACTGGTTGCTCCGATACTGTTTACACAGTCTGGTTGCGTGTCACCGATACAAAATCATTTGAGTGGTAAGTACCTGATGACAGAATATGATTTCTTAAATGCAGACAATAAAATCATTCAGTTCACAAGTTGCGATCAAAGTTTTAGATTGATTCCTAAAGTCAGATAACTTTACTGCGATGCTGTTCAACGAAGAAGTTCCTGAATCACAGTTTGAAATTGACCCGACATATCTGCCGGAGAATAGAAAGTTTCTTGCTTCTATACTTGGATTCAAGCCAACGGGTGAGCGAAATAACTGGGGTAATACGATGCGGTTTCTTCCGGTGCCTCTTCTTCCTCCTGGTAGTGGTGCTATTGCATCAAACATCGCCGCTCGTCAATTAGGAACAAAGAGTAGTGACTATGGACAGCATGTAAAAGAGAACTTGTCGGGTGATATATCAGGAACATTAGTGGGACAGGGTGCAGGTGCGATAGCAGGAGGCATACTAAGTGGCAATCCGGCTATGGTAGGTAGCGGTGCTGAAAGTGTTTTATCAAATGTACCTAATGCTTTCAATTTTAAAGACGTGAATCTGAATGGTGATTGGGAAACAAAATATTATCGCAAAGGTGGCATAATCCATTACGATGAAGGAGGCAAAATCATTATGGTCAACGGCAAAAAACCTTGGTGGGATGGTGGTGAGGACATCGCCATGCTCGACAAAAAGACAGGCGCTCATGTAGGTGATGTTTCCTATGGTGAACGTATAATGGACAAGGGAGCAAATAAAAAGATGAAGGAACTGGCTGATAAAAAATCATTCTATAAACTGGGTAAGTATATCGCTGATGAAATGGAGACGCAGAATGATACCGATAATGAGACAGAGGAATTTAAAGAAGGTGGTGAGTTGACCGCAGATAAAGCGAAACTGATTCTCAAAGACGGCACTATAAGAGGAAAGAAAATAACTCCGAAACAAAAAAGATTCTTCGGATTCATTGCAGGTGGTGGGCATCCTTCTCAATATAAAAGTGGTGGTACTATCGAAGTAAAAAAGTATGATACTGGTGGAGACATTCTTTCTCCTGACGGTGATGTGCAAGATATATTGAACAATCAAACAGATCAAAATTTATTCAACCTTGTAAAGCAAAATAATTGGGGAATACCTGCTGGCAAAACCTCAGATGCTCCATCCACACCTTTCAACTGGGATGAACTTGGCGGACCGGAACAACTATTCAACATAGGTCAATTAATCACAGGAATCACCGGAGCAAATGATAAACTTCCTTCCTATCATAAACCCGATGAATGGAATCGCTTTCTTCTCGACCAACGTGCTCGTTCCTTATATGGTATGACCAACGCTGAACGTGCCGATCTGCAACGCATGAATGACCGCGCACTCACGACAGGATTAAATAATGCAAGAGAGATTTCCGGTGGTAACAGTTCCTTCGCAGTAGGGGAAGCGTCGAAGTTTGCAGGTGACTACATGGACAGAGCGTTAAAACTTGCAGTGGCAAACGATAAGATCAAGCAAGACGCTACGGCTCGTTATGGCAATACGCTGATGCACGACATTGCTTATGACAAAGATGCTTTCGATCAGAAGTATCAGGAAGCATTAATGAAGAAATCTGCGGCTGCCAAACTTGCACATACAGGATTACAGAATACCATTGACCAAGCTGACTACGAAAAAAATTATGGAAAAAATTCTGTGAACCAACAGTACTTGCAGGCGCAGTTGGATTTGGTGAAGAAACTTACAGGAATGGATTACAGTCAGTTTGTGAGGGGATTAATTCCTGATGTTGCAACACCGACAACAGATTCTTTCGGCGCACCTATCGCAACAGAATTTACAGGTGGAAGTAATCAGGATTGGTGGAATAGCGTAAATCAATAAGATGCCAGATTTTGCTTTGTATGATTCTTTAAATGTTGCTCCTCACTTCGATGTGAGGCGGCGCGATGCTATGGCAAACCTGACTATTGCCAAGCAGATGAAAGATGATGCCATTGCACAGATGCAGGAGCGCATGAAAGCAATGGCATCAATAAGCGATGCACTCAATGAAACTACCGATGCAGAGAAAACATTTCTTGATCCCGATGCAGAAAGATTGAAGGCAAAAGAAAATGAGATCAGGAGAAAGAATATCATTGAACCATTACAATCAAATAATAATGATGCGCTGATGTTTGAGATGAGCGGAGGTGATGCGTTCAAAAAAAAATATCACCGTGAGTTGGTTGGTAGTGAAGAATTCAGGAATGGTGTAGAGAATGCACAGAACTATAAGTTAGGAGTAGCAGCTACTATGAAAGGAGAAATCCTTTCTCCTGTGGAAGTGGAATTCCCGGGTGGGACAAAACAAACTGTTCCGTGGCATGACGCTGTTGACCTCTACAATCAGAAGGTGATTAAAAAACTTCCTTTCAAGTCCAGTGCGCCACTTGCTGAATTCGATCCGCTTGACTTCATGAAATTTGAAATCCCTGATGCTGACATGAAGCACAAAGGATTTGTGGGACTGAAGTATCTCGCTGATCGGATACAGGCAGGAAATCCGAAACTCAACCTAACTGATGAGCAGGCGATGGAGCAGGCGAAGTTGTATCAGAATAAAGATGTGCAGGGTGCTTCTATGTTTACGTGGGGAAGGAGGTTGCCACACAGTTCGGGATTAAGTTCCTTCTATGCAAAGCAGGGTGAGCAGCAGCAAAATACATTGCAACGCTATCAGTATTTAAAGCAGGGAATAAAAACCAATCCTGCATTGATAGGACAGATTGTGATGAATCAACCATATAACGGAGGTATCATTACCGGCTTTAAAATTCATCCACAAGGTGTTCCCATTAAAGCAATAGGAACAAATAAAATGTTCACGCCATCCAGCCCAATTGCCTTGATAGAATACACTACTAAAAATAAACATGGAAATTTCATAAAAGAACAAGACGAGATACGATTAACAAAGGAGAATGATTATGGTTTCCAGTTGTTCAACAAACTCGCAAACATTAATCGTGAAGGAACAGCGCAGTTCGTAAATCCTGAAGAACTGAATGCTATCTACCAAAGTGATCCTGAATATTTTGGTGGTGGAAGTACACCGCAGCAAACAGCAACAAAATCAAATGCTCAATATACAGCCACAATGCCTGATGGCTCATTAATTTATTCTCTTGATGGTCAAAGTTGGGTAGATGAAAAAGGAAATCCTGTACAATAATGCCAAATGGACAAGATATAAAATTACCAAAGGGAGCGACACTTGTTACTTCGCCTCCTGTGTCCGGCATTAAATTACCGAAAGGTGCAACGCTTATAAATAATAAATCCGATGAATCACAAGCGAAAGTGCCGCAAGTGCAAGAAGAAAAAAATGGTGTAAATGCGCAACCAACAGACGCTACGGCAGCGAATAGCACTACGGAAGTACCGCAAAAAGAAAATAACAGCATTCCAAAAAATTTGGACAATCACATTAAGGCGCTTCAAAATGTTAAACAGAATATTAGCATCTACTCGCAATCAATTCCAAAGAATGCTCCATTAACATTACCTACCAAAGAACAAGAGGCGCAGATAGAACCTGCAATTGTAGCAAGCGGAGGAAGAAATGCTACAATAGAGGATGATGGAAATATTATTGACTATAGTAAGCCAAACCAAATTACTCAGTGGGCACAATCGCAACTTGAAAAATTAAATGCGATTCCTGCATTTGATGGAACACCAACCGGAATGGGTATTCCTGATGTTACACCAATTACACCAATTATTGTTGCTGGTAAAGAAGTTGCAAAATCAATACTTGGAAGTATAAGCGGACTGGGCGAAGGAATTCAGCAGGCAACAAAAGGAAGTGAGGATATAAGAATACCATCTTCACAAAATAGATTAGCTGCATTGGAACTTCCGGCAGGATTAGTAAAATCAGGATTTAGCGGATTAAGTTTGGTGGTGCCGCAAGTTGCTGCATTTAATCTTGGAATACAGGAAGCGGGAAATGTACTTCCTGAAAAATGGGTGCAAGCAGCGATGTCACCCGTGTCAACTATTTTGCAAGAAACACATGGCATAGTAAACTTCAATGGTAAAATTTATGATCTCGGAAATAGCGATGGAGTAAAGGCTGCTGCTGAATTAACTGACCTTGTATGGGATATATTTTTATTCAAGAAAGCGGAAGGGTTGGGTAAAAAGATAATTCATAATGAAGTTCTCACTCCTATTGAACAAGCTGAGGCGAATAAGATTATTGATGAAGGTATCAAAGATTTTGGAACACCATTCAAGAAAGAAACTTTAAATAAAATTCCTCCTGAATTACCGGATGCAGTAAAGATAAAAGTTGCTCCATTGATTGAGGAGAAAGAAAAAATAATTGATGGAAAGCAAAATATTGATGTTGGATTACATCAGTTAGAAGATCAAAAAATTGCTGACATCAATGAACAAATAATTGACCACGTTGCGCCACAACCATTTACTGTTTCTGAATTTGAAGTTCACCCAAAAGAAAACATCTCTGCTGTTGTTGGTAAAGATGCTGAATACAAAGGAAAGATCGGTGTGATCGAAAAAGACGATGAAGGCAATTTTGTTTTCAATGATGGCAAACGACAACAGATACTTCCGGTAGAAAATAAAGTAGAGCCGACAGAAACAATTTCCGACTCGGGATTGACAGTAGCCAAAGAGAAAATTTTCAAAGGAGAAATTCCGGTAATCGTGAAGCAAGGTGATGTTGAATATCGTAACAGGAAATACTTTGTATCGTTCACCAATGATCCGAAAGATGCAACAGGAACGAGAGTATATGAATATACTAAGGACAAAAATTTACTTCCTGTTGGCAAGCCTAAAAAAGTCAATGAAATAATTCAACAGTTCAAAGACGAGAATGGAATTGCAACGAAGCAATCACCATTTGAATTTCCGAAGTCAAAAGAAGGAGAACCAACAATCTCAGAGGGTGACGGGACTGCTAAAGGGGAGTTGCAAGTTCCGTTATCCTCTGAACCTAAAACGACCGACAATGTTTCCGACAAACCACCAGTGTCAGATGAGCGACAACAGGAGTCAGCACCAATCGGTGAAGCTCCCAGTGCCGAAACCGTCGTTAGCGAAGAGGTTAAAGCGCCGGAGGAAAAAGTAGATGAAGCCAAACAGTTCGCTATTGACATGGTGAACAATGATCTTGTTGAGCCAGGGAATACTTCTCGAAGTGAAATGACAATCAAGGGTAGTGGCAAGAAAGCAAGTGCGAACATCGAACCACGACTTGACTTAGGAATGAGTAGTGCCGATAAGAACAAAGCTATTGCTGACATCAAAAAAGGAAACTACGAAACAGCACCAGCTAAGAAGTTAATTCAAAAGTTAAGTGAGTTCCATAAGAATGATGCGTTTGAGATGATACGCGGAACGGGTGGTAATGCTGATCGGTTTATGGAACTGACGCTCGAAGAAATGCGTCATCAGATTGAGGACATGAAAGAATTCAAGGCAGCCGAAGCCATGAAGGGAATACCGGATGAAGAAGCGCAGGCGATAGAAGATTTTGTCAGACCTTTTGAAGATGAGCATGGAAACATTAATTTTGAGGAAGCGATAAAACATCTTGATGAAATCGGATGGACATTACCTGAAGGACATGAGGAAAGAATTTCGGACTTAATCAAAAAAATAAAAGATGAAACAGGAAAGCGAGAAGTCCAAAAAGGCGAAGCAAATTCTTCTGGGTCTGTTAGCAGCGAAGCGCCGGAAGGAGTCATCAAAGATGAAAAGCCCCGCACAAGAGAACAAATCCTCCAAGAGTTAGAGCAGGCTAAAGCGGAGCACGCTACCGCAGAGAGTGACTACAACAAAGCCAAAGATGCTCTCGACAAAAATCTACAAGGCAAGCAGGGTGATTTACTACAAGGTAATGAGCAGAAGTTGTTTGATGACACTTCTGAAATGAAGTCCAAAGCGGATGCAGCTAAGAAAACTCTTGACGCTGCAAAAGAAAAACTCGATGCCGCACAGAAGTTGGCTGATGATAATTTACCAGGGCAACAGGAGATACTTAGTCTTTCACATGGACTCACCCCTGAGCAAATAAATGAAAGTGCCCAATTCGTTGTTAAGTTTGAACGGGATGAATTACCTACCGATATAAAACTTGCAAAAGAACAACAAGAAAAAGCGTTTGGTCGCGATAAAGAATCTTACAATGAAAAAATTAAGTATTTAGAAGATCGGCTTAAATATCTATCTGATCAGAAAAATTTTGATGCTGAGGTCGAGAAAATAAAAAGCAAGTATGATCAACCAACTTCCTTAGAACACGAAGCTAAGAATCTCGCTGATAAAATTCGCGGACTGAAAGGAAAACCACTAATGGTTCGTGATTCTGTCACTGGTGAAATGGTGGAAGTAAAATCAAAATCATTCTTTGATGAAGCCATTGACATAGTTGCTAACCTCATTGAGAAAGCAGGCAAGGAACTGAATCACACAAAACTTGGTGATGCAATTGTCGCGGGACTAAAGCATATCCGCTCTTCTGAGTGGTACAAGAAACTTAAATTCTCCGAAAAGCAGGGTGTGATAAAAGAATTCAAAGCGATGTTTGCTCCGATGCAGGAAGCATTAGTGAAGGGAAGGAAGGAAGATTTGAAGAAGCGAACAGAGAACACTACCGGACAGCGTGACCTTTCTGAAAAAATTAAGACCACGGCGCGACGCATATTCCGACAGAATGAAATTTCATTCAAGCGTGGTGTGGGCGCAGAGAGAAAGGGACAGTCAATACAGCGCAAAGAATTCGCTGCGGCAATCGCTGACCTACTAAAGTCAAACCAGCTAAAAGGTGAAATAACTCCAGCACAATTCAAGACTATTATTAAAGCCGCTACCAACATTGGCACAGAAGCGCAACTCAATCGTTTCCTCACATTTTCCGACCGTGTTATCAGTGATGCTAACTATGCACAGCGCATATCTGACATCTCTGCCACAAGAAAGAAACTTGGCTCACGCGATTATGGTACGTTGACAAATACTGTCAAGTCATTTCTTGCTATCAACCCGCGCAGTGTTCCTCTCGACAAACTGGATTTGTATGAGCGTGTGATAAATGGGCTTGCACAGAAGCGTGTTCCGTCAGCAACAGAGCTGGTACGCAACTACAATGAGATTGCAGATGCAGTGCAGAGCAAAACATTTCCGTCTGAAGGTAAGTCGTATAATGATATTGAAGATGGACTTGCCGAACTCACACAGGCGAAATTTGATAATGTTGATGACTACATAAAAGCACGTCAGCAATTAGCAGCACTCAATCGGGGGTTACAGAAACTAATTAATGAGGGAAGCATAACACCGGAAGAATCGGCACAGGCGCAAGACCTGTTTATGCAGACTGGAAAAACATTGGAAGAGCATGCAGCAGAAAATCTTCTTGCCGAAGAAGTGAAACTGAAAGATGAAATGATTACAGAAGCGAAAATGATTGCTTCAAATCAGGAGCTTGCCGATTTCACGCCGGAGCAGAAGAAATACATTGAGAAGTTTCAGTCAATTCCTGAATCACTACTAAAGCAAATGCCGATTGAAGATGTAGATGCTTATGTGAAGGTGATGGATGGACTGGATGATGGGTTGGTGAATAGTAAAATGTATGAGTTGCTGAATAAAGCAGGGCTGATGAAAGCCACCAACGAAATCAAAGGACAGGTGCTCGATCAGGCGATCAACAAAACCGGAAAGGCAATAAAGGTATTAGGACAGAAAATAGAAGTACCTAATCCGAAGAAACTATTTGGTGATCTAACTACAAGAGGGAAATATTTCTGGGATGAATACTTTGGACTGGGTGGGCAGAAGCCGATATGGAAAACAATAGTAAGCCCAATCCTTCGCGCCTACAATCACATGCAGTTGGATGCAATTAGGTTGCGGAGTGAATATCATACAGCGTCCAAAAAAGTAAACAGTGTTGATAAAGCCAAAATATCTATTGTGCTGAATCAACTCGACTACCAAAGTAACCCTATTCGTCTTGAAGATAAAACGGTGCATGACTTTGCCGATCTTCCAAATCAGGAGAAAGATTATTTCAAAGTGATAAACAATCCTGACAATGCGATGCTCGGACTCAACAATGTCCGTATCGCCGATCAGAAGATTGCGCGTGAAGCGTATACTGAATTACCAAAGGACTCTTATGGCAACATTGACACGCAGAAGGCACTCGATGAATTGAATGGTGATCCTGACATAAAAGCGTTACTCGATACTGTTCAAAAAATAAAAGATGCGCTGGAAGATAAGAACCGTGTAGCAACGGAAAAGCGTGGTGATGTATATGTACCGCGCGAAAATTATCATCCTCGCATGGTGCGACAGTCACGACCTCGTGGAGGGCTATTCGATACCGAACCACTTACGGCGGAACAGGCAGTAGAATCATTACTCGGTAAGCCTGTAAATAATGTGACAGCAAGGGCAGGCTCTACTCATGCACGTACCGACTACCGCTACTATGTTTCTTACAACCTTGACCATGTAATCGGTAACCACATTCAGGATGTGTTGCGTGATTACCATTTGGGTGATCCCATGAAGCAAAGGTTGGGAGCACTTGGCTCGCTGATGCTATCACAGACGGGAGGAAAGCAAGCAACAGCGAGGGCACTGTATGAAGCGATGAAAGATGGTGTGGTGACTTCATTTCATCTCGACAATAAAGTTGCGAATGATGATATGAAGCTGATTGAAAAAGTTCTCTCCACTACACGAACACTTGCACTTGCGCGACCTACTCGCTTGATAAATGACTTCGCCTCCAACTTCGTGAGAGAAACATTATCAAGCGGTCAGATTAATCCGGGACGACACGAAGCATATAAGCAACTGCTCGACAATTCATATTCATCATTGATGTTTAAAGCGGGCAAGTACGCTGAAGAACGGTATGAAACAAATCAGGGTGCAATGCGTAAACTCGCTGATGCTATCATTCCGTTTGCTGATACACCGGTTACTCGTGCTGCATTTGCCGGAGCATTCGACACGAGATTCGAAACACTCACAGGAGAGCGATTTAATCCAGACGAGTATGTTAAATCAGAAGCGTATCGTGATAAATTCGCTGCACAGATTGATGATGCCTCATCCCATGCTGAAGCCTCCATGTCGCAGAAGTTCAATGCTCAAACACCTTTTGCGGCTGCTTCAAAAACGAAATGGACACCACTTGGTTCGCCGAAAGAAAAATATAGTCTGATCTCACAGGCGCTTGGATTTCTGAATTCATGGAATGCAAATGATACTCGTAATCTTCTTACTAAAGCAAAACAATTGTATGATGGCTCAGGAACGGGGCGTATGGATGCGCTCAGAGATATTTCTGGTGTGTTAGCATCTAACTATGTTTACACCACGACTGCTATTCTTGTAGCTAACATCATCAAAAATGGAATTGCTTCAGCACTCGATGATGATGAAAAAGGATGGTGGCAGGAGTTGGGTGATGATTTTGAAAAAGGATTTTCAGACACTTTCAATACAGAGACGCAAGGTGAAGTTGGTGTAGGTACGGTGCTGTCACTTGCTATGGGGCGTTACGGAAATTTGTTCCGTGGAATGTATGCACTCATATCAGGTATTCTCGCCAACGGTCTTAAGGATAATCCGGCAGCACTGTCGAAACTCGATGCTGTTAATGGTGGCATGACGCGCACATTCTATGCTGATCCTATAAAGAGCGATAGTCGAACAGTGGATATGTTGCGACTTATCCCGGCTATGGGAGAAATAGCTGCACAAGTTTATCAAGGTAGTTCCTCAGCAATAGCCTTAACAAACAAGGTGGCTAATGATGGCTTTGAATCTCTCAACGCTTCTGATAAAGATTTATGGACTACGATTCAGGCTACAAATTATCTGATCGGCGCCGCTTTTCCAAATCCTATCTCTCCTGAGTTTCATACGGAGTCACGACGCATTGCATCTGCTGTCATTCAGGATGAAAAGAATGATCGTATGAGAGCAATCGGTGTGTACGACATTTATGAAAAGGCAAAAGCCAATGAACTTATTCCACCCATTGCGCCAAATACCGTTACTATTGATGGAGAGAAACGAACACTGACTTACAAGGAACATGAAGAATTTAATGACCTTGTGATGAAGTACCGGAAAGAATGGGTTGATGACCTTCGCAAAAATGATCCTGAATTTAAGAAGGCACCACAGAAAGAAAAGATCAAAATGATTAAATCAGCTTACGCGAGTGGATATAATGAGGCTAAAGATGAATTTTTTAACACAGAAGAAAAATAACTTTACGCTATGAGTCTATCACTGAAGGCAACAGTTCAATTACAATTCACGAGCGAGTCGGTCCAAAACGAATTATATTTCGATGACTCCACCGGAGACTATGACGCAAGTACTAATCCAGGAGGTTACGGAACCCCCAATCCAACCAAAGCAAGCATTACTTCGACCTCATTACAGATGATTGCCCCTGGTTCCGATGATGTGGCTGTACTTACACCGTGGACATATCTGCCAACCGATGCCAACCCTGCCACTATCACTTGTGATATGTATGTTCCGATAGAAGAAGAAACGTGCGACTACGCTATTAATATTGGCAGTCCCGCTTATCCTCTCGCTAACTTCACAGTAATAAAAAATGGTGAGTCAACTAATATTGGCTCTATGTTGAATCAGGCGGCAGTATCGGCTTACTTCGTTTCACAAGGATTCACAGATGCTTACCCCGCATTCTCCAAACTACAGACCGAAGATGTATGGACATCGGTAGCATGGACGGGACAATCGGCAATAACATTTACTCCTGACAACTGTGTTGACGATGATCCTACAACAGATGGTTGCGCTGATTGCCCTGATGATATTTTAGAGACTGACTGCGATGATGAAGAAACGACGTGCTTTGTAGATGGATGCTGGACATTTATCTACACGGTATTTACTGGAAGCACCGTAATTGCCACTACTACATTCACACAATTTTTCTATGGACAGACATTGAAGAGACTGGAAGATTTGTTTTCTCTTTATTACAGCAACCAGCTTCCGAATGTTGAGAATATAAACTGGCAACTACAACTCAATATTCTCAAAAATGATTTCGACAATGCTTTGGTGAATGCAAGCGTGAATGACTGTGACTGTTTGTGCATGACCAACATCCTTGCTTCGATACAGAAAAGGTTAACAGAGTACGAAAACAAAATATAACTTATGATACAAAAACAAAAAATTTCATTCTGGAAAAACAACCAATCAAAGGGCGAATTTGATCTGCCTTTTAATATTGCCGACATGAGAGGTATTGATAAGATTGCTGCTGACAACAAAATTGAATGGGATTCTTACTACATAATAAAATATTGGGAGGAGGGTATAATACTCCGACGCGAATCAATAGAATCACATTTACAGGATGAAGGTCCAAATACTTGGAAGGAAACATTCAAATTTGATTATCCAACAAAATCTTGACTATGGGAAATATCATCCCGACACTCTACCTTATCGCTGCCAACGCCACGGCTGACAAGCTCGCCTGTGATGTACAAGAACGGCTTAACAAAATGTTTTGCCGTGAGATGTACTACCGGCGCATTGGAAAGGACTGGCAGTCGTCGTATGGAAGGAGAATGGATTTACTAAATATCAATTGGCTGCTTCAGTACAATCCATCTATTGCTTTTGTTGATGTAATGAACTGTTGGTATCGCAACGTGTATTAACCTATGAACAAACTTCCGGGCATATCAGTTCAGCAACGCAATGTGTCTGTCACTAAGACTGCCACTATTCCGGCTATCCGTGTGGATGCTGAACCCTGTGATGACGACTGCAACACCAGCGGAAGGTTGCCTGCAATAAAAGTTATTGGGAGTTGCCATGAATGTCCTGATGAGGGGCAAGTTCCTGACGTGATTAGCGAAGATTATGAGTGGATAACATATCGAGCTGCGCTAAGAACTTACACTTACACTATCAACTGGATTTATGATGGCGGATTTTGGATTGTGGTGGACAATAATGTGAAGTTTGTGGGTGAGCCAACAAGTGATGATGAATTGCTTGAGATGCTTAATGAAATGGACTTGGGTGTGTTCACACTTGACGGCACTACGATAACGGTGAAGGGGTATCACATCTATGGGGATATTTTGGAGACGGATAGTGATGCGCCGACGGTGATTACTCCGGTGGTTGGTTGCATGAATCCGTCTGCACTTGACTACAATCCAAATGCAAATGTTCCGGGTGCATGCACTTTTGCCATTCCAAATACAGTCACCTTCAATATAGCATCTAAGAAGGCAGTGGAAACCCAAATCGGGGCAAATCTTTTTGAACGCGATGTAACTAAGTTCGCAGCATGGACGGCAAAGACAATTGAATTAGGATTACAGATGCTTTACTACACGCCGATTACCGGAATGTCGAATAGCCATGCAGCCACGTTAGTTACAATGTTAATTGCAACGGGGTGTGATCTCGGAATATTCTATCCAATTCGCGACAACAACACAGCCGTAAACTTTCCCACTTTCTACGATTGGATTAAATTGAAGTTCGGTGCTTACTTAACTTTTGTTCAATTGGATGATGAGTCGCAGTTGAAAAACAAACATCTTGACACACTAAATCCTCCATACTCTGCTTTGTATATCTCCCGCGCTCAACAGGTGATGAACTATGATCCAGCGATGCAATTCTCTTGGGACACAGCACCCATTTACAGAACAACGACAGCTTCCGTAAACCGGAATCAAGCACTCAAAGATTTGAATGATACCGATTGGGGACGGCAGTACGAACAAATTTCTCCTGATCGTTGCATATTTAGTCCAACTGATTCTGCCCACAATCTTATGTTGGTGAATTATTATTATGACACTCAATTACCAGGGGACTTAGTTGCTTTCTTTGCATTGTTCACACACATAACAAAGCAAACGATAAATCAATTTCACAACAACGACACTGGCACCACAGAACTTTCACATCCACTTCGAAATTATTCGATAGGGCGCATGGCAATATTTACGCTTGCCAACACAGAGAAGTTTGCAAACGTATTGTATATGCAGCTTTCAGAATTAGTAAGGGGTGTGCATCCTGAGTTTGATTCGATGAAACGGATTGCAAAATGTTTCTACTTCACTTATACGATGCCTGTGACAATTCCGTATGCAGGCTGTTTAGCGCAAGGGTTTCAGACAGGATCAAATTCATTTGGAATTCTTATCACCAACCAAACAGCAACGGAAGTGACTATTGCAGCATCGGATATTGCTATCACCGGAAAAACTGTATCGGGATTGTTTACTTATGATCGGGGATATTCAGACAGCATTGATGGAGTAATGACGAATGAAACCGGAACGGCGGCTACAATAGATGTGAAACCATTTAGTGTGACCTGGGTTACGTTCACTACCGTGTAATCACCTATTCCAAACATACCCATAAAGAGTATCGGTAGCAGAGTGCTTGATCGCATAGATTTGTTTCTGCAGCCTCTCCTTTGCTGTTCTCTGTATTGAATAAAAGCTGGGCATGATAAACCAACTGTTCAACAACCGATCATAAGAAACAAAAGCAGTATCGCCAACGTGACCTCTTGGCTGTGGCATTCGTATCGCTCCCGTCTGCCACTTGTTATCCAAACTTGTAGCTTGCCAAATGTAATCGTTATCCTGACGTTCAATTGAGGTGACTCTCATATCGCAGTAGATCATTCGAGCCATATGCTTGTTGTAACTTGATGCGGCAATTATCACTGTAATAAGCAGGGAGAAGGAGAGAAGTATTTTCTTCATGAGCGCACAAACGTACAGATAATTTTCCTTGTGAACAATAAACCAAATAACATTGTGCAATCGGTAATTTTTGCAATTAACTTTGGACGCTATGGTTCCTGCAACTGCGAGCTATATTAGTAGTGGTGCTTTCGGAAAAACGACTGACGTTTTTGATGCGCTCAATGCAAGAATTCATGATCCATTCCGTCGTGAATTTCTCCAACTTGATTTACAACTTACAGGCAACGTCACAACCTTCGTAGCGGGAACAGCCGTTGACTACACTTCCGGTTATGATGTGATTGTAAATATCGGCGGTGATAATTATTCCATCGGTGATCCTGTCGATGCGAATGACCTCGAAGCGCGATTAAATAATTTGGATATTGGTCAATGGTACTTTGATGCTGACGACAATCTTGCTATCAGAAGCCTGCACAATATCGGTGACATTACACAGAATGGAAATACCATTTTCTCTACGAGTAGTGTTGTGGATAATATTGATGAACCGGAGATAACGGATGCAATTCGTGAACTTGCATTACGAATTCACAAACTCTCTACTACGGTAGCTTTGCCGTGGACTGAAATTGGTTTTGGCAGCATTGACAACACAGCGATTGTTTCATCTCCGAAACTGACGTACAATGATCTGACTGATACCTTAACCATGACCGATGTGCATGGCATTGATTCATTGAAGATAGCACCAGGGATATTTTACCCATTTGCTAATAACGGTTGGGATGCGGGTATTACTCTCTATAAAAATACAAGTGGTGGGCAATTTGTTGCCGGTGCCACTGATTCTGATTCCACATTTGCTCTATGGCAGTCTTTCCATCTTTCGGATGACCTGACTACACAATATATTACAGAGGCGATGTTATGGTCTTGTGGCACTTATGATAGGGGAATTACAGGTAATGAATTGGGTACTCATTTTAAGATTAATGATTACGACAGGATTTATATTAATGATACCTATGTCAGACTGTACAATGCTGACCCATCTTCCAGTGCTGCCTACGTCCAACGATTCTACGGAGCATACACAGCTGGAATACCACATTATGTAGGACTGCAGGCATCGAATTCAGTAGCGGCTGACAGCACATACATTTTACCGACAAATTACCCGGGAGTAAGCGGTTACGTTCTATCTTCTACAACATTTGGTGTGATGAGTTGGATTGCTCCGGCAACTGGAAGCGTTACATCTGTTAGTGTAGCCACTGCCAACGGATTCGCCGGTTCATCAAGCGGAGGCGCAACACCGATACTTACTTTATCCACCACCATCACCGGCATCCTCAAAGGCAACGGAACAGCGATCAGTGCAGCGACCGATTTAGACATAACAGGAAAACTATTAACAGGGTATGTAAGTGGTGCAGGAACGGTAGCGGCAACAGATTCTATTTTACAAGGGATACAAAAATTAAATGGGAACACGGCGGCATTGGTGACAGGCGTAAGTTCTGTAAATGGAGGAACAGGCGCAGTAACAATTACCGTAACTGGTACAGCAAATAAAATAGATGTAAGTGGTGGAACTGGATTAACGCCAACGATAACCATATCACCAACCTATGTTGGACAAACAAGCATCACAACATTAGGAACGGTAACAACCGGAACATGGAGTGCCACGACCATAGGTACCACAAAAGGAGGGACCGGATTAACGAGTTATACGACAGGCGATATTATTTATGCAAGCGCTTCTAATACACTATCAAAATTGGCAGTTGGAACCACTGGTCAGGTGTTGACATTGGCGGCAGGGATTCCGTCATGGGCAACACCGACAACGGGGACGGTTACTTCTATTGCTACGGCGGGATTAATTTCTGGAGGCACTATCAATACTACCGGAACGATTACTACCGCGATTGCCACTAACAAACTTGTTGGCAGGGCAACGGCAGGAACAGGAGTGTTTGAAGCGATCACTTTAGGGACGGGGCTTTCTTTTTCGGGAACTACGCTTAATGTCACCTTTCCGGCTGATTATATTTCATCAATAGCAGATACGGCTACGATAGATTTAAGTGTAAGTGGTGGAGGACAGTTGACAGCATCATTCGTTTCATTGGATATATCGCAGTTTGCTAATGATGTTCCTTATGCTAATCTTGCAGGAATTGATAAACAAATTATATTTAATGATGGTGGAAGCGCCTATAATGGCGATGCAGGATTACAATATAGCAAGACCGATACGCAGATACTTTTAGCTAATGGAAGTGACAAGAATCCATCCTATGCTTTTGTGAGTGATGTAGGAAGCGGAATGTATAGTAATGGAGCTAATGGGATTGTATTGGCAACAAATGGTATAAATGCGTGGCAGATAGATAGTAGTCAAACTTTATTCCCCATGGGGGGTCAGTCATTGGGTTTGAATACTAACCCCATTAGTAAGGCATATGTAGATTTAATAAATGCGGTAGGAAACGATGGGGTTACTGGAAGCGGAAATACAATTACAACAATCGGCGGAGTTGTAACAGGAATAAGCAATGCGGTCGTTGCAACAATAGTGGCAGACAATGACCTAACAGGACAAACAACCGCCGTAGCAAATATAACAACGTATACTCCAGGCGCTGATGGAACGTATAGAGTTGGAGGCTATCTTACTACGACTGCAATATCAGCAGGAACACTTAACTTCCAAGTTACTTATACTGATGAAACAAGTGTGACAAGAACCCAGACATTTGCAATCATGGGAACGACTACCCAAAATATTACCACAACCGGAAGCTTTACCTTTCCTGACATACAGATAAGAGTAAAGAGCGGAAGCGCAATAACAGTTAAGACTACATTTGTAGGAGTTTCGACTACTTACGACGTTGGAGCCACAATAGAATTTTTACGATAAAAGAAATCATAACCCACATTTGTGAACTCTCATTGTTCACAATTTCAGGTAATGATGTTGTGACAACATAAAATAGCAGAGTAATTTTCACCAATTAAAAACCATAAACATGAAAATCGAAATCGTAGAAGGGCAAGACACCAAGAAAATTGCACCTCACAATCTGAAAGTGAGTGTGACACGCACCAAAGAAGTCGCCGAAGAATTATCGTTATCACAGATTGATGATCGGATTAAAGGTGAAGAGGGTGCAATTAAGAACTATGAAAATGAGATCATCAAGCACCAAGCATTGATTGAGGAATACAAGGCATTGAAAGAAGAAATTGAAAAGGCGCTGTAAGATGGCAAAGAAAACAATCAAGCAGGCTATTGACTTCATAGAAATGAGCAATCAGTACTCGAAAGTGCTGACGAATATTTCTGAGAAGAAACGACTGCAGGAACGCTCTGACGCTATCAAAAATAAATGGCCATATTCACACAGTGAGCAAAAGCAACTTGCCGCACGTAACAAATTGGAGTATGCAGCGAATAAGGTCAAGAGCCAACTGAGCAAGAAACTGAATCCTTACAATGAGACGGTGGAGGATATTAACAATGAATTTGCATTGACAGGGGAAGATAAAGCGTACGTCCTCGACGCCAACGGAAATAAGAAATACACTCCTGAGAATGAGAAGAAGCGCCTTGACAAAATCCGTGAACTGCAAAAGGGAGAGATTGAGTTTGAGCCGCACATGGCTACGCAAGTTCCTGATGATCTCAATGAAGTTATCGTAGATGCGTTCAGGGGATTTGTGCTACCGGAAGATTTCGAATTGAAAGAACCAGAAGGTGAAGCTGTAAGTAGCAATGGAGTAGAAAAACTTGAACCAACAGAATCATGACAAAATATTTCGGAAAAATCCTAATGCTCCTCACCGCCCTACTTGGTGCGATGCTCATTGGCGTATTAACATCAGATGCCCAAACGTACAGTTCAAGCAATATCCTGCATGCTCTTTTTCTTAAACAGGATTCAAAGACATGGCTGCAACATTCATGGGTGTACGTGTTGCATGATAACTACAACACCGACACGGTGACGTATTGGAGTGATAAGCAGACATTGATACGTCAGATGAAGCACATGGATACGACGATCAATTGGTATGATAGTTCTGCAAAAAAATACTATAAGCCATTGTACATACACGACAAGGGTTATCTTAATGACAGCACCTTTAAAGGACCGGGAATACAATATCGAGTAGGAGAGATTGCAATTAACCCGTGGCAGTTGAAAGATATTTCAGATGCAGCTATTGATAAGGCTACACAGACGGTAGTGCGGTGGTTTAGTCAGAATTATTACCCTTATGATGCAAAACACTATTGGGTTAATCCCGCTAAGTCGGGAGCATACCTGAAGATAATTTACCCTAACATTGTTAATGGAAAGTTTTATGGAAGCAAATGAATTGAGAATTAAAAATCTTGTCAATTACGACGAGGATAATACCGTATTTGAAGTAATCGAAATAAGCGAAAGTGGAATAAAAGTTAAAGATAGTGAAGAAGAAACTTGGATTGAATTAGATCAATTTTCAGGAATTCCACTCACTGAAGAATGGCTATTGAAGTTTGGATTTAAAAAGCAAGATGATGGTTGGTTTTATCCTAATAATAATTTCAGAAATCAACTTAGGATTTGCTTACCAGATGGCGGTGAATGGTGGAATTATTCATTAGGATATAATGATTTTCCAAAACGAAAAGAAGATGAACAGCCTGTACAGGAATGGTTGGTAATTAAATTATTCAAACACGTTCACCAACTTCAAAATTTATATTACGCATTAACAGGTGAAGAATTAACCATAAAAGAATTAGCAACTTCAAATAAGTACCTCAAATAGTTATCACTTAAAACAATACTTTCTTATGAAGCCAATGATGAAAATTTATACCAACCCCGCCAAGTTCTCCGGCAAACCGAAGCCCATAAAAATGAAGTATGGCGTTTCTATGCTCCCACAGAATGGCGGCAATGGACCTGCTCCGTATCTCGACACCCCGTGGATGGATAAGATGAAAGAACTTTACAACCTTTCATACATAAGCGGCGCGGCAGGCAGTATTGTTATCTATACCAATTACATCTCTCCTCCCGGCGTAAGCATAGGATTCAATGGCAATCACCAAGATTGTATTGACAGGCATGTTGACTTTAACACCGTTGTCTCTGGAAGATTGGCAAAGCCATTTTCTTACGGCTGCTTCGAGAGTGACATTCAGGTAGCGGGGCAATTAGGGAAAGCATACTTGCCGGGAATAAATTGCAGCACACCCATTCTTGATGGTCGCCGTACCACGCCACCGGCACCATACAACTTCAACCGCTTGCACAGCCAAGTAGATTACATCCTGAGTTTAGCAGCTACAAAAGGAGTAAAGATTATCGGGATAAAGTGGAATGAAGAATCACAGGGAAAGGGTAATGCTGACGTGTTCCCCACTATTCAGTCACTCGTAGATGTAACGGCAGAAGGCGCTCGTTATGTTCATGGAAAGAATTCTTCCATCATTAACATCACCGATGCACAAATCACTGATGATCCGAATTGCAGATTCATAAACATGAATGCAACGATGGGCACTATTCCGTTTGCAAGCTGTCACCGAAACTATTTTCAGGTGCAGAAGCAGATGAATGACTGGACGGATATCATCACCCGCGTAAGAGAATTCCATTCTGTTACTGATAAGTTCCGTCAACAATTCCCCGGTGGTCAGGAAGAACTTGCACAGCAACAATTTGGAGACATTGATGGCATGGATGTCAGTTTAAATATCTATTCCGGCAAAGTGGGGCAGGGAATTGTGATGAGCAGTATTCTCCTTCGCGCTATTATGGAAACGGCAACAGATGATGTGATTGCTTTCTTCACACATTCACAGTCTAATGGACTCATGAGCGGCACCGGAAGAAACTTTTCTGTGAAGCCTTGTTTCTATATGATCAAAGCATTACAGGGCGCATTGGTGAATGACGGACTGATTGATGTGCAATTACAGAGTATTGAAGGCGCAGAAAATCTTGTGTATGCAGGAGTGCAACGCGGTTCTGTTTCTGAAATCTATTTTGTGAATGAAGGCAAGCCGGGAGTTGACCGCGATATAGTGATACCCACTGTTCAGGTGAATGATCACCACAAATCCGTCGCAGTAGTTGATGGGTGGGGTGGAGATTTAGCAAGCGATACAGCAACACAATACACACAGCCTACTGGTGATTCTATTACTATCAAGGCGGGATATTGCATAAAGGTTGTGACTCAATAATTTGTTACTTCAATAAGTTTCACTTTCAAACTAAACGCTATGACTACCCTCAACAGAATAGAAAGCGACCGATGGAAAATGTATATCCAGCAGGTTAACGAAACCGGAGATCACGGTGACTTCTGGGAAATGATGTTGAATAGCTCAAGCATTTCAGCACCATTATATAACTCATGGAGATCGGAGTTTCTAACGTGGAAAGGGATCTACGATGATGACAGAAAATTGTACATCACCAAACCTGATGATACCACATACAAGGAAGATGGTATCTCCAATTTTCCGGTACCACCTTCAAAATAATCCTGATGCTTATAACAGACATTGCCCATGAGATAGTATTTCAGTGGAATACCCACATCAAAAAATCGGTGTTGCTTATGACTCCACTAAGTGCTACAACATTTTTGGTGACACTAATTGTAGGGCAAGTTCTCTCTGTCAATGATGCTTTTCCTAATTGGCTTGTAGGAATACTAACCGCAACCATTACTGTTCTTCTTTCTATTATTGCCTTTGTCGCTGTACAGGTTTATCTCATTGTGAAAAAAGAGATCAGCAGTAATAATGTCAGAATGGATAAGCTTCTTGAAGTGCAAATAAAACATGGCAATGAGCTAATTCGATTGAGTACTGAAGTAGAAAACTTAAAAGAGGATGAGCAACCAAAGAAAAAAAGACTGGGATGAAAATTACTTACATCGTTGGAGTATTTCTGCTCACATCACTACTTGAAATGTGGTGGCACATCAAAACATATCCTGCTACTCTCACTCCAATGGAACTGTATCAAGCGCGGGTTCATACATACAATCTATCTATGAGTATGGCACAAGAGCTTCTTTACATTACTATGCTGATTTTTATTCCAGGGCTGTATGAAAAGACATTGGCAATTATCTGTATTGTGTTTCAAGGACTGAATGTTGCAGACTGGTATTTCGATTTCAATTGGAGAACAACAAACTATGACTTTGCGCTCTTCACTGTTTCAATTACGCTCATTATTTTGATGATGCGATTCAAAGTGTATGAACGAATAGACATCTTCACTCATAATATTTTGCATATACTCTTCAGGAATGGAACGATACAAATTGCGGGGAGGGTGATTAACATTGAGCGAAAGAAGAAAAATAAATCATCATTGTAAACAACCAGTATGGAGGAAGATCACTTAGAAGCAGCCGCGGCAGAAGAGAAATTTTCATTCGATCTTCTTTTGGCAGTGTTTCAGAAGTTGCCGGATGCGATAGTTATCCTTAATGAGGACAGAAAGATATTCAGGGTAAACCCACAGGCAGAGCTATTGTTTGGGTATAATGAAATAGAATTAAAAAATAAACCCATTGAAATTCTTGTACCGGACTCACTGAAAGAACGCCACACTACGCATACTCAAACCTATGTAGATTCACCCTCATTACGTGCGATGGGAAGCGGTATTGAGTTGAAGGCAAAGAGAAAAAACGGAACAGAAATTCCTGTTGAAATAAATCTTAGTCCTGTGTCTACGGTTCGTGGTTTGTATGTGATTGCTGTAATCAGAAGAAAAGTAAAATAAGTTTCTTGCATGATAAGTTCCGTTTGGATTGGAATTACGGCAATAGCACTTGGCTTGATAGGTGGTTATATCTCTTTGCGAGAACGATTAGTGAGATTGGAAGTGAAGATTGATGTATTCTGGCGTGACGTAAGTTATAGTTCTGCAAAACTTCTCCACAAACCGCACCCTGACAGTGCACGTATGGATTACCTCATAGATAAATACCTTGATGACAAACTGAATCAATCGGAGATAGTAGAATTCATTGGCAAACTAAAGGAACTTTTTGAAAACAAAGACGCAGAAACAGCAGAAAGACAATCGGCAGCGATACTTCTTGCGGCACTGAGGCAGCGATACAAAGTGTAAATTTGATTACTAACTTTAAAACCAAAACTATGAAACTACTTTCAATCTTACTCGCAATCTTCGCTGCACCATTCATGCAGGTAATCGGATTCTTCATCGTCATCTGTATTGTTGCATGGGCATTATGGTGGCTGCTTACCACGGTAATCATTCCTCCGGCTCCGGCACCGCCGCGACCATTTAAGAACCTGGGCTACATCATCTATGTGATCGTGGTGGCACTTATGTTTATTTGGTGGGTCAGTTTCGCCTTCGGGTTGGGGATATTTAATTAGTGGTGGCAAATTTTTTAATCCTACATTTACAATCTCATGGAGAAAGAAAACATCATCATTCACGTTCACAATGAAGGAATCATTGAGATAGGAATGATGTTGCAGAAGATTCTCCACTCACAAGAAATTATTCTTCAAACTCTAAAACAAATTCAAATGACAAACGAAGAACTCAAAAAAGGACTCGATGATGTAAAAGCTACTCTCGACAGTATCGGTACAGAGGTTGACAAAGTTGCAACCGAAACCAACACATTGAATTCAAAGATCGCTGATCTCGAAACTCAAATCGGGAATCTCGGTACTGTACCACAAGAATTACAGGATGCTTTCAATGCGGTAAAAGATCAAGCCGGTGTTGTTGCATCTAAGGTTCAGGCGGTGGATGCTCTTGTGCCTGACGCGTAAAGATTGTGTGTGTATGTGTTTAGGAGAGCGGGGTGGCAAATCAGCACCCCGTTTTTTATTGAGGCAACTCAATCTGAAAGAGAAGTTTCTTTTGCTTCGGCGCAGTATCAATTCGGGGGGCAAAAAAAATGGATGATGTTTAGTCACCCATTTTAAACAGTACCATAGCGGTGCGAACCCAACCATGCCAGCGCCTAACAGAACCATATCCAACAATACCGAGCCTTACACGATCACACCATACCGGCTTTCCAGCCCGTTCCATGCCATACCTCTACTTACATCAGCCAACCATACAGGACTAAAGCAAGCCATTGCTAACCTATCCCGACCATACCGACTCTTTCGAGTCCGTACCCAACCGAACCATACCGAACACAAGCGAACCGCGCCGACGCCGAAGCTAACAATACCATTCCCGATACTACCGCGCTCGACATAAGCTGACCAATCCATACCAAACCGGAGATAATTTTCCCGTTCCTTACCATACTCAACCGAACATTACCTAAGCCAGCCGTACCCTGCATAACCGAAGCTGACCGAACCGACTGAAATTAATCAGTCCGTACCACGCCGTACACTACCATTCCAAACAAAATTGAACCGTATCCCGCCATGCCGAATCGAACCTTACCACAACACACGGAACACCACCATGCACTACCATACCGGCTTTTAAAAAGCCCGCACCAAACCAAAACTCAGCTAACCGGACAAAACCGAACTCCACATAACCCCGCCCCGGCAAACCGGAATTTAATCTTCAATGACATCATAATTCTTAATAGCAAATCTTCCATATGACGGTCTGAAATCTCCAACGCCGCACAATCTTCCTGCCTGTACCAACGTGTCAATAAACAATGCCACATCAATATACTCAGGCAACTGAATCATGAATTGACATTTGCAAGTCCATCCTGATTTTAATGCAGGACGAGTGCGATTAATGCCTGACCGCTGAATAACAACACGCCGACGATCTTCATAATCCCATTCTTTCTTTCCTAAAGAGCAAAGTGGAGTTAATGAGATTACTCCTGCTTTGAATAAGTCCATTGCCGACTTACGAGGCGAGCGAGGGTCTTGTTTGAACTTTGATGCAGCGATACAACTCATGCGAAAATATTCACCCGGGATACAGAGAAATCCTTTATCATCCCGATAGACGTAGCTTTCGAGATCATCAGTTTTTTTAGCAGCAGAATTTTTTTTCGCTTTCGCTTTTTCATCTACTGCCTCTGCATTCCATCGGTGAAACAGCATGTCGGCTGTACCTTGAAATGTTACTTCAATCATGAACGGTTCTGAATGTTCAATGACTTTCTTTGCGCCGTTTGTTGGCTCACTCACATTCTTAGCGAGTGTTTTTGCTGTACTCATAATTATGAAATTAAAAAGCCCCTACGACAAATGGTTCAAACCTTCACCGTTAGGAGAAAGTACATCTGCTTTCAGGGCTGTTTGGAAATGTCGTGATTGACACGATGAAAGTTTGAACGAGGCAAATATAAGGTGAGGGTATTACTAAATGCAAATCAGGATATAAACATTCGATTCACATAAATTGTCCTTTGTCAATCCATAGTGGCTTGTCGCCGTTCATCATGGAAAGATACTTCTGCTTAATTTTTTTGGCTCTCATTTATATTTCAATTGAGTTATTCACTTCATTGCCTAATAAATCCCATCCCTCATATTCATAATTAGGGAACATTCCTTCACGTTCCCTTGCGAATAACTCCAATCGTTTAGGCTCTTCGAAAACCCTGTCAGTGACCTTCATTATCAATTCGCGGAAGTAATGCGGTTTCTGTGAGTGCTTACCAACTTTCTGTTCGTGAAGATCACCGAAGTCAAATTCCGAAGCATAGAAATTACAGGTTTGTTCTCTGAAGGCAGTAACATTTCCTTTAATTCCTAATAGCAGATGTTCGCATTGACCACGAAACCAATATCCCATTCCCTGACTCATTACCTTTCGCCACGTCATCATTGTCTTATACTTAAATCCCCACGCAGCCATTACCTCAAAGGCTTCCGGCAATAGCGGAACGGTTGCCCCTAAGAACAACACCGAATTTTTCTCAGAAGGAATTTGCATTGCCTTGATATCATCAAGCGGCATCGTTTCATATTTTGTATGAGCGCCACTTCCTTCCGGCTGATCTCCATTAGTTCGCCCTGTCTTTTTATTCTCGTAAGACCACGGCGGATCTGCGTAAATGACATTGTACTTCATGCCGAAAGTTTTTTCACTCTAATATCCACAATCCACCTGAAAAAGCACAGGGAGAGAATCTTAAATTTCCCGTCCTTACAGTGATGGACTCCGTGGACGAGGCTGAACTTTAGGATGGAGGGGTTGGGTAATAATTTCATGGTGTATATTTAGTGATCTTAAACGTAAAAAACTCCTTCCCCTTCGCCACGATCTCCTTCTCCACGACAAGCCGGACTAACACACTTTCTTCTGAACATGAATACCATAAGAGTCCGTTATTTTATGGCATGGCTTACATAATGTTAATCCGTTATCCACATCCCATAATAACTTACAGGAAAGAGCATCAATAGTGTCCTTCAAATTGAATTGATAGATAATATTTGCTAAACTTATTTTATGATGGCATTCCAACCTAACATTATTTTTACCACAGTTTTGGCAAGTGAAATTATCTCTCTTATAAACACTCAATCTCCATTGATTATATTCAACCAATCTTCTTATCTTATCTTTAATAATATTAAACCCTTTTCCCTTCCCATATCTCCAATGATTCGTTCCGCTAATTCTAAGCCTCGCTTCTAAAGTATACTTTTTGTTTCGGGTGAACGCCTTTCCTTTCATAAAGGCACTGTGCGCTGGTCTCTGTCTACCTAATTTAAAAACATGATAGCATTGTTGAGAACAGAATTTTCTTTTTAGTGATTTGGAAAATTTAATATCTCTATTACAGATGGAGCATTTTGATTTCACCTTTCCTTTTCCAAAATCATTAGTCATACATATGACGTCACAATATATCCGCTTACATTTCTTTTTACAGTACCTACAATTATTTAGAATAGTTATCTTTCTTTTTCTTCTTTTTCTTATTCTTGAGCATGTTTCCGAACAAGTTGTTCTGTTATTAAGTTGACATGGAAATACTTTGAATGGTGCATTACAAACAATACAGTTCTTAGTAATCATCTTAAAAAAGATAGCCGCTGGCAATGGTGGCTTATCAACACAATCCGTAGGGAAGGAGTTGCACCAAAGCAGCGGCGTTTTTTGTTGAAGATGTTCATGGATTGAATTGATAAGCATTGCAAATTTAATTAAACTTCTTTTATTTCAATTTTATTAATTGCAAACATCAACTTCTTCTTCAGTCGGTAAACTGCTAACTTCCTTGTCATCTTCGACTTTACATCTTCAACAACCTTAACTCCTTTCTCAAAATAACTGAAGTCACTCCGATAATAGCACACCTGTTGACCATTGATTATTAGCGGAAATTCTTCCTGTAACTGCAAATCCGTAATCTCACGATTCTTCTGCATATCGGATAGAATCAAGTAACGGCGGTACTCTTTCTCCGAATCGAATTTCAATCCTTCTTTGGTGACTACCTTCTTGTTTCGGTACTTGGGTAATTTCTTTGATTCCTGCACCCTTGCTTTAACGCTGTCAGGCGACTTCGCTTTGGAGATAGCAGCGGTGGGTTTGGGGCTTGCGTGGCTCAGAGGGCTTGTTTTGACGTTCTTTCTGTCCAACAAGATTTCATCGAGGGATTTGCCCTTGTGGTATTGGTGATACTCTTCAACCGACAACACTGTCATATCCCAAAAGTTTTATTCCTGGAATCAATCTGCTTACAAGCCAAGTCAACTTGCACAGATTCATCATCACGCAATGAATCGTGATAGCGGATAATAAATTCTCGCAGTGATTCATTAACCTCCTGTTCAAATAACACTTCTTCCATATTGTCACTTCTTACCTGCCATAGCCCAGAATCTTTGTACAGGGGTCTGTTTTCAGGAAGTGCATCAATCAGGTCTTGTGTTGAGAATGTTGTGTAGTCGTTCATAGTTTCGGTATTTGCTTTGTCATTAACTGAAATCGTATTCTCTCCTTCTCACTCTCCGGCAATGCAGCCCAATGATCTACGGGCTGAGTGCGGTAGTGCTTCTCAATCCACCGTGTGAAGTCGGACTGAAACTTCTTGAGCATTTTATCATTCTTCATCTTCATTTATTTTCACTAAAACCTCTTCAACTTCAGGTTGCATATAGTATTGATATTTCAGTACGTTGTCACGAGGCACAAGCGCAGTGATTAATTGCCTTTCCATCAGTTGAGCTATCTCAGCACTCGCGCAATTTATTATCCCCACTTCGTAACGTTTCCAATAATATTCTGTTTCGGCATTGTAACTGTTGAGGCGAATGTACTCTCCGTACCCAATCCACCTTACGTCCGTCCATTGTTGGAAGTGCCTGTACAGTACCCGCCATGCATTAGTTGAACTGAATCCTATGTAAACGATTATGCCGTCCTCTTTTATAATGTAACATCCCGGCTTCTCTACTTTATCGCTTCTCTTGATGCCACAAATACGACGCTGCCCGCGCTTACCCGTGTAGACAGGATGGAAAGTGAATTGCTTTAGGAGTTCACACATTTTCATTCAATTTCATCTTTATCATTCGTCCAATCCTTCAATCTCTTCTCCTCCCGCTCCTGGTTGCGTTGCATCTTTGAATCATAATCATCATTGTCAGGATTACGGAGAATGTCAAATATCCCTGTGCGATGATCTTCTAAGTTTTGCTTGCGTTCAAAATAATCATCGGTCTTATCGGCGTACAACTCTTTGTCGGCGTTGCTACGGTTACATAGTTCATCGAGGGCATTGTCATCTTCAGGTGGCTTGATCGCAATAGCGAGTCCTGCTTCTATTAATCCGAATAAGTCGAATGACTTTTTCAAACGATGCGCTGTTATTCTTGCGCAATGTTCAGCGCCAGTGATTTGCTCACCCCATGATTTTGAAAGTGACAGTTCTTCAAGTTGTTCTTCTCTGGTTTGTGAAGAAAGCGGGCGAAGGATGGGCTTAAAGGGGTAGTGCCATTGCTTCAATAAGATATGACGCAATAAATCAGGAGTTAAAGTTAATTCTCCTTCTTTATGCCCATTGCTCGTAATGCCCAAACACCCTAAATACAAGTGTAGATAATCTTCAATTTTATTTTCCATCGTTGTTGGTTTTATATTCAGTTTGTGGATCATCCGTTACAGGTAACTCCTCTTGCAGCATCTTGTGTATCGCCCATCTCACTCCCTCTCTCCAATAGTAGCGTTCATCATCGGTGAGGTTTTCTTGCGCTAAGGATGCGTTCATTATTTCGTCGGATGTAATTAGCATGGTTAATCATTTTTTAGATTATTCAACATGGTTTACAACTCCATTAACTTGTGGCTTACCCCATTTTCTCTTTTTGTTCTTAGCAAGTTTCTTATACGTGTCACTAAGTAATTCTTCGGCGGTGAGTCCATACTTTGCCGCAGCCCCTATTAGCAACATAAAACAATCTGCAAATTCCTCTCGTATTTCTTCGCTTCCCAACTCCTTATAATTTTTTGGCTCATGCTTGTTTGGATTAACCCAAAACATATCTACTAATTCTTTTAACTCACCAACCTCTTCTTCTAAATGATTCATCATAGCAACGATAGTTCGGTTGTAGCTAAATTTATCGTGACCGAATGTCTTTATCTGCCATTCATCAACTTCAGTCATTAGTTTTTGTAAGTCGCTCATAGGTTTACTTTTTAGGAGTCAAAGGGTGCTGTTCAAAGTAGCGTTTAAAAAGGAAATTCTTGTGCTTCATCAGTTTCTTTAACAAGGGGCACTAATCTGCTCGGCGGTGCATAATCATCTTCTGTCGGTAATCCCTTTTCAGGAAATCTACTCCAGTCACAATTATAGGTTTTTTCAGTCAATGGATTCCAATTGTTGCGATCAACAAATCCAACATTGCCTTTTATCATCTGCAATAACACAGGTGAATCTTTCATCGTCGGAAATCCACCGGTTTCGGTTTCTTTTATCTTGCGCACATGAAGCTGTGTCACACGCCAATCCAATTCATGGTTGGTTAATCGGTGAATAGTGAGAAAATCATCTGCCTTGCTTGCGAACTTCGTTCCTCCCTCGGTGTCGGCTTTATTCGGAGCAACAGCATAACCATTATCTAATTTCCTGAACGCTCCGGTAACAGCATGGCAGTTAAGATAAATGCAACAATCATTTTTGCGGGTGAAGTGTTGAAAGGCTAAACATGCTTCGTAATGGTATGAATGTGAATTGCTGTTCGTGGCTTCATGCAGTGAATTGTATGGGTCAATCAGGATTCCATCAATTTTTACTTTCTGCATTTTTCTTAACGAGATGTCAAGGATATTTCTATAGGTATAAGCCTCGTCATTGCGCATGAGAAAAAAATGTTCACGTATAAATTGCCTGCTCTTTTTATCATCCTCTTCAGGAATATATTTTATCCAATTAGCATTTAGGTACTCAACACAATGGCGGGTGAAACTTCCCTTTGAATTTTCTCCGGTAAAAACAATCCACTTCCACCCATATTTTTTTGCCGTTAACAGAATCATGAACCATAGTAGCGTTGACTTACCTACATTGTCATATCCATTGATTACATTGAAGTGGGCACGTTTAAACCGGAAGTTAGAATCAATGCTTGGTGATCCTGTACTAAGCCCCATTTGAAAGGTATCATCACGAATTGAGTCAAGGTATTTATCTACTCCATCAAGACTAAAGATCGCTTCATCATCAATTTCCTTTGGGGTGATTACCTCCTCTGGAATATGGTTTACATACTTAGGCTTTATCCCGGGTTGAGATATTGTGACCGGACGAAAGATTATTCGCTTGCTGGTGCTTTCCATTTAGAAGTTAATTCTTCTACTTGTGTTAGAATCTCCAATGCTTCCTTCACGGTTTCATCACGATCCTGTTTTACAAGTTCTATTTGCTCCATCAGGATTTCGGTGGTATTGATGTAACGGGCGATTGTATCTAAAAATTTATTCTCTCGGTCAACATACGCTTTATTTGCTCCTTCCTTCGCAGCGTAATCTTTCAGGTACAATTCCTTTCGCTTTATTTCGTCAGCCACTTCTTCAAAAACTGATAACTGAATATGCTTGGCTCTCAAGTAATCGGTAGTGTCAAATTGCTTCATCGTGGTTTATCCTCCTCGGCTATTTGTGGTGCTCCATGAATCATTTCGTTCATTTGATGGTATCGCTGCGTGGCTGAAGTAATCTGGGTTTCATAGTGAATGCCGTTCGTGGTAAGCGGTCTTGTTTCTTTTGGGGACTCCTCCTCCCAGCACCTTTGATTAATCCATGTCTGTAGGTGCTTCCATTCCGGAATAAATTTTCCAGGAATTGCAGAATCTTGTTGGCGTCGGAAAATTTGGTTTTTTAAAGCTGGCTCAAGTAGCGGTAGGGCTGTTTCCCAATCCGCATGCTTTTTCTTGAAGTTGTCAAACTCGGTTTTATTGCCGCGTTTATTTCCTTCGTATAATTTTCGGAAACTATCAAACACTATTTCACTATTATCTAATCTATTCTTATCTAATCTATTCTTATGTTGCCGTTCCGTTGTCCCTTCCGTTGCAGTTCCGTTGGCAACGGAATTTTCAGTATTATTATTTTCCGTTGAATTATATTGTTTTTTTCTTTTTTCGGCACTTTTTTCTCCTGCCTTCTTTGCAGACTCCCATGTTTTCAATCTCTTTTGAAGTCCTCTTGAAGTGAATTTGCCCCGAAACTCCTGAAACAAATCTATACGGATTGCATCCCGATACCATGTTAAAAAACGCGGTTCGTCCTTACATCCAATAGTTCCACAAAGCATCTGTAAATCGCCGTCTGTGCTGCTCCAAGAATAGTCCTCTTGGTTGCGCAGAACTTCAATCACATCCCAATAAATTCCCTTTGCCCAGTGGGTATGTATTTGCACCATCTTGAGGAGTTTTAGATCCCTCCCTGCGTTTGATTCGTGCCTGAACCAGTATGAGTCTGCAGCCATTCTTTAAATGCGAAAACCCTCGGATGCCGCCGAGGGTTTCGTTTAGAGGTTGAGGTTCGATACCATCAAACCTCTTATCTTAACTGTTACTTTTCGGCATCAAAGTAACAAATTGCTTTCCATTATTTCAAATCAATGGGCACAAACGTAACTGTTGCGGTCGCATCGGAGAAACTTTTGGAAGGGAAGTTTTCAACATTATCGTGTTCTTATGAAGTTTTCCAATTCCTCAATATCCCCCTTCTCCCGTGTAACCATCTCCTTATATTTCTCAACATCAATCTGCTGCTGTATGTGAGATTCGATAATCGAAGTAAGAACCTGGGGCTTCAGCGCATCTACTTCCCAGCAGGTCTTTCCAAATTTAGCAATGTACTTATCACTTCGTGAATCAGTAAGTTTCGTAGGGTTAGGTGGCAGTTTGTATTTTTTGATTTGCTGCATCGTCAAACCAATCTGGATGATTTGAAAAATGTCAGAAGCAACCAAATGGTACTCTCCCTGCTCAATCATGAAAGTTAATCGTTCACTTATATCACGAACCATATCTAACCCACTTGGGTCGTGATCTCCAAAATAAAGAATCGTAGTCATCCCTTCGTGAAGGCTGTTATTTAAAATGCGATTGTAGGCACTATACATCGCACTGGAAGAACTGTAACCTTTGTTAATGATTAGTTGGATGTGATACTTTTCGGTACTGCGTCGTAGTATTCCTGCAAGTGCATCTTTCTCGCTCCAAAGTTCAACGTGATTTGATTGTCCTTCTTGTCGGTCTAACCTATATTGGTCAATCGTGTCCTGTAACGCATGTTCAACACTGTTAACCGAATAAGGAATGTACGGTACTCTTCCGCGATCTTCAATAGCACCCCAATCAATGGTTCCACTGTAACGGCAATCATCAACAATATCTCCCAATTTTTTATACGCTGTGATATGGTTTATGAATCCTTCTACGTGACCTACGAATTGATAATGAAGCTGCCGGAGAGTTAGAATATAACCTTCTGCTGCGTACTCATCTACGATGGATATTATGTTGGCTACAACATCCTCCTTTCTTGTGCGCCACCATTTGATACTGCCGTCATCAAATTTGCAGCATACATTTATAGCGCCCGTTAATTTCCTATCTTCAAATTTCTCTTTAGCCATTTCGAAGCGAAGGGGGAACTCGAATCCCCGACCTATGCAGACCCACTCCACGTAGAAACTGCGTCGCTCTACCAACTGAGCTACTTCGCTACAGGTTAGCTTTGCCTGTATTCATCAGAGAGTTTCCTTCTCCTCACTTTCAACGTTACAGGTGACGCGCCTTGCTTACATGAGTTCGCTTCGGACTCCATCCAATCTTACGATTGCTCATACGGAAAAAATCTTTAAAAAGAAGGATGCGAATGGTCACGGCAAAACTGTAATCTGTTCGCTGCAGTCGCACCCTCAACCGGAGTGCTTAACCTCCGGTGTATGGTTTGTAAGTTTCAAGATTTTAAAAGTTCTGGATTTTCGTAAATATTTCCGATCACTTCCATTCCATTTACTTGTTTAAAAAAATCTTCGAAGTCTTTTGCTTCAATTTCAAGTTGCTCACAACAATACTCCACTGACTCCCATAACTCTCCGTCATCACCATTTCTTAGTGAGCATACCTCCATCATTCTTTGTTTATCATAATCACCAAAACCGCCAATAGTTCCAGTAAAAGGAGCGTATTCACCTTCATGGTCATCTGTCACAAATCCATTGAAATTATATTTGACAGATTTAATTTTCCAAGATGCTTTTGTGTCAATTGGCTCGGTATAACTTCCATTTGGAATATTATCACCCGTATGGGTTTGATACTCCGTTTTGATTTCAGCCCACCTCAAAATATCTCCCTCATAAATTTCCTTTCCGTTCTTGTCATGGAGTCCGGTGAACTCAACAATTTCAACATCTTCTCTATTGAGATAGTCACCATTATAATTTGTTGACTTTAAAGTGAAGCATCCCCCCTCATCAGAAATATAAACTGTATCATGGTCAGTCAAAAATCTATTCTTCTTTTTATCCCATGCGCGAAACTTTATTTCTCTGTTTTTCATTGGGTCAGTTCGATTGGTTCAGGTTCATTAATTGGAATTAACACGGTTAAACTCATTCTTCAAGGCACTAACAGAAGTCCTCACAAAATCCAACTGGTGAGTAATAGTCCGGCTTAATCTCTCTGCAACATTGTAAGCATACTCCGATTCGCTGCACTTAGCGGTGATATAATCCTTCACCACACTTGCCGGAACCCACTCCAACCGTCGCGCCTCCACGTTGAAAACAAATTGCTCATACGCTTTTGCTTTCTTATCACTCCACACCTTTTTGAATTCTGCCATCTGCGAATTGGTATAAGCCATGTAACCGGATAACTGAGCTCCGTACTCTATCCATTGGTCAATAGTGGATAGTGACTGCATCGTTTCGGAGCAGAGGATACTTTCGATCTTTTTTAATTCTTCCAGGTGGTCAATCATCGGATTCAACTTTAGAGGAATAGAAATTAGACCATTCTTCTTGTGACTTAAACTTACTGTGATATTCCTTACCGTTCCAAATTAATTTCCAATCATTCCAATCAACATCATCAGATGGAAGATCATAAGCATCTACACCGAAAGTATTAGCACCTAATGAGGTTGCAAATTGTAATGTAAAAGGAAAACATTTCAGGTTGTTTGCTGCAAGTATTTTAAAGCCATGCTCTAAAATATCAATAACTTCTTTCTCAGATTTGTCATTTCCTAAAATCATTTTCAATCGTCCTGAGTGAATGAAGTTATGACAGTAATGACACAATGGTTCAATGGAAAGTATCTCACATATACCAGTGCGATAGTCAATTTTCCAAAACTCATGTGCTTCTAACCACTCATGTTTTTTTGCTTGGGATTTATGAATGCCGCAGGCAGCGCAATGATAGTCAGTTGAAGCATATACTAATTGGCGTTCACTATTCCACCAATCATCTCCCATAATTTCTCTTGGGGCAACTCCATGAAGCGGTTTAGGGATATGAGGGTGGCACAGTATTTCAGGTTTAAGAATTTTCCTTACCGGCGTTCCTGATTTTACGATCTCATTCCAATCATCAATCATTCCATGCACTTTGATGAAGTCCACAAATCCTTTAAGTGAATGGATAAGTTTCGTTTCGTAAGCTGCATCCCACTCGAAAGGAAATTCTTCATGGGTGATGGTAGCTGATAGTTCTTTCTTCTCCTGAATGAAAAATACATCGTAACAGAACATCGGAACATCAGCCATGAACATATACCATAGGTGCTGTGTCTTATCCATGTACGCTTCATAGGAAGGCTTGGTGCGCGTTGTTTTAAAGTCGTGAATAATCCCGGGGCACAAGCAATCTACTTTCCCCCTCACGTTGCAGATGATTCCGTTGACCTCAATTTCTTTGTTCACCCAAACTTCTGTCGCATTGGGTGTTGGTAGCGTTTGATGGAAGTCAGTGAGAACTTTGAGAACATCATTTGAAAGAAATTCTGCCTCTACGGTAATCCCTCCATACGCTTGCGCATATTCGTCGAATGGGTTTTCAAGAAACTTATGTACCGCCGTTCCAAAGTCTTTCTCAAAAGTTTTCTGATCTCTCCCTTCAAGGTAGTCAATAAACTTCTGTTGGTCAAGTCCCCACTTTTCAGCAAGGAAGTCATCGAACCGTTCCAACTTAGACACGGAGATATTAAGCGATAGCATCGGCGGTGTTGTTGATTAGCTCATAGGATGAATTGGCTTTGCTGTACACCAGTCCGGCTTTGGCGGCTGCTTCTGTCAGCATCTTGCGACAAATAAGTTGAGAATTTTTATCCATTGCCGCTACCTGTGTTACTGCAGCATTGAACTGCCCAATCTCTGTTGCCTGCTTAATGAATGTTTCGAACTCTGAAACGACGGAAGTAGTCTTAGAAAGAATGCGTGTACGGTCCATAATCTTATCCTTCGTTCTCTGAATCACCTCAGCCATGAAGTTGGTAAATTTTGGATCCGCCAAATCAGGAACAGAAATAGTTGAGAGCATTGCCGTATCCTTACCAATGTTTTTATCAGTAGGGGTAAAGCGAATCATACGCTGCTTGTTGGCAATATGCACATAACCCACTTGGTCCGCAAGTCGCATGAGAAGGGCATAGCTTCCACCGGTGATGTCAGGATATTTAATGATGGTATCACCTTCCTTTTCATCTTTAGCGTGGGCAATCACAATAATATCTTTCCCCGCTTGACGGTAACGGTTATTCCACGACTTGAACGCTTCACCCATTGCACCATATCCGGCAAGGGAAAGAGCGCCATTTGATTTCTTATTCTTGTAATCCTCTTTGATTACAAACTCAGCGATCACATCATCAAGGGCTGCTTTCGCAGTGTCAATGATGATGGTGTCGTAAGCCATTATCTCTTTCTCCAATGACAGAACTTCATCCCAACCTTTTGTAATGGAGAAAGTGTCTTTGATTAATCCGGCTCGATCATAACCGCGATCAAAGTCCAACAGGATTGGATTGGTAGAGGTCAGGGATATTGTAGTCTTGGAAGAACCTGGTTCTCCGTACAGGACTGTGAAGATGGGGCGAGATTTAATCTCCGTCATTTGGTTTTGCTTAATTATGGGCATAGTATTTCGATTTTAAGTTTACGCTTTGATCGCGGCAAGAGCGACAAGGCAGGCGAAGATCACCAGTGCCGCAATGATGTTTTCGATGGTTCTGGGTTTTATTTTATTTTAGATGCCATTACGGATTTCTCTAAAGCTGTCAAGTTCCAACCAGCCACGGCTACAAACATTCTCTCATTGATTCGCTTGAGCAGCCACGGGTCTGTAGGTGGAATCATTTTCCATTCATCCACTTCCCAAAGGATATAGTAATCATCAGTTAGTTTCGCCGGAAGAACAGATGGAGGAATTATAGGAACGGGGGCTGTTAATTCAAAACTCCAATTGGTATTCGCTGGACGTGGCAAGCACTTTTTAAGAATAACTTGTTCTGAAGTTTTTTTCCAATTTCTTCTCTCCATAAAAGTAATATCTCCCTCTCTTGTAAAGTAGCAATATACTTCTTTAAATGTCGCTTTACATACTGCCAACTTAGGATAAAAGTTTTCATGCAGTCCACCTTTTTGAATCACCTCAAAGATGTCAATGAGTTTTTTTCCAAGATACAGTTGGCGGTACAACTGCTTTAAATCCTTGTATGCGGGATCGTTTCTTTTCTTCACAGCCTCACGATATTCCAAGTACTTTTGTTTTGCTACTTCCGCAGTTTCGCTTATGAAGTCAAGTGTCATGGTTTTCTATTTTTAACTACTGCTGTCTGCAATTCAGTGTCAATCACTTTTTCTTTTTCAACTGTGAAAGTTCGCGCTCCAATTCCGCTATCTTAGTTTCACGCACTGTCATTTCTTTCACATTTTTAAAATAGTGATTTACCACTATTCTCGTATTGTCAAGTCCGTGCTTTTTAATCATTCCTGCTAATCTGGAATTGATAGCATTCTTTGTTCTGGTAGGAACATTTTTGATTGTCATGATTATTTTGGTTTACGGTTTTTGAGTCCTATACGAATCAGTTCAGTTGCAAGATGTGGCATTTTTAATCCTTCCTGATAACAGATGCGCCTCATTTGCTGATTCAATTCGAGTGGAAGTTCTCTAACTTTTAATTCGACTGTAATCTTATCTTGTTTCATAGGGTGCGAATTTACATACACTTTTACCACTTTACGCTATTAGGGTAAACTAAATTTATGAACATTTTAATCACTTTCCACCTTCAGCATCTTATCCCCTGCCTCCTCCTTAGAATAGTTCAGCAACTCCAATCGTATCATCCGGCAAATCTCAGCCCCGGAGTATCGCTCTTTCTTTTTGATCTTACGGCTGAACTGCAACAGCGCCCTGTGTTGGAACTGTGATACTTTGCTCTCTACTATTTTCTTCAGGACGGACTGGTTAATCAGTGAATCATATCTCATTATTTGGAGTAGTTGGTGTCATTTTACAATAACCGCTTCTGTTTCACTGATCGGTTTGATGGATACTCTTTCGCCTATCTTGGGTTTTTTGGATTTAATGTATAGGTCAAATAATTCTGCGGAAGAAAGACAATCTTCAGTAACAACACCTAAATACCATCCGCATACTTCATTCGGGTTTTCATAATCACCAGCATGAATATAGTTTTCTTTCACAATCCACTCAGCGAATCCAATCATATCCGATTCAGAGAAGGTGTGTGTTTGTTGGTGGGATTGTTCTTCGAGCCAATGGGTAACGCATTTTTTATGCTCCTCAATTCGTGTTGCCTGACTCATTCCTAAAGTCCACCATTCGCCTTCTAACACTTGATTCTCTATCGCTTTCTTATTTGACCAATCAAGACTTTCATTAACCTTCGGTCTATACTGAGCCATCATCGGTATTCTGCCACCTACAAGAATAAAATGAATCGTAGCAAAATCAGGTAATCTTTCATTCACATCCACAGCAACAAAAACTCTTTGCTTCCCCTCAACAACCCTATATTCCTTTCTGGATTGTTCCCAAATTTTATGTGCATCAGAAAACAATTTAAACTCTTCATCTAACGTAAGACCTTCCATATCAGAAAAGTCATTACGCTGCGGTTCTTTGGCGAAATCTAAAAGCGTTTTCACGGTAAGCGGTTCAAGGGAAGTTACCACTGCATCTATTGTTTCGAGTCCTGTCATGATTTTTTTGTTTGATTGTACCATTTGATGAATTCAATTACTGATTTATAAACAGCTTCATGTTTAGTTTTACAGAAACCGCTATATAATTGTGGGAGTTCAAAGTTTTCATACTTAGATGTCATTCCTAATTGAGTACTAAATTCCATGAAGCATCTGGTATCTTTGATAATAACTGATATTCCACCATCATATAATAATTCAATCTTCTCCACCACTGGCATAAGCCAATCCCAAGAGGAATGATATTTAAGACTCTTAACATCAATTGTATCATACCAATTTTCATACTGCTTAGGTGAACCCCGTTTATGTCCCATTGATTTTTTACCGGGCATCAACTCCCGACCTTCGTAAAAAATATCAATTAGGGTATTGCCTTGTTCAATAGTTACTTCGGCTTCAATTACTGTTTTGGATTCTGTCATGATGTATAGCATTTAATCAGTGAAATTATTTTACCGATAGCAACATTGTTAATGTCCATTTGTCCTGATTCAATTTGTGATAGGTAAGAATTACTCACTCCTGTAAGTGATTCAACTTGTCTGAGTGAAAGATTTTTTTTCTTTCTTAGCTTCTTTAATCCAGCAGCACTTTTAAAAAAGTCAATGTCTATTTGTAAACTCATGATGATTTGGTTTGAGAGTTAATTAATAGCACAACAAACTTCCCCTTTGATGGGTCTATTCCGTGACTTCGCAGTAAGGAGAGGAAGGAATCATTTTTATTTAGAAACCATCCGCCGCCAAGATATTTTGTATAATCTTGATACCACGTTTTTCCAAGATCGTTATGACTATAACAAAACTCACTGCAATCAAAATCAATTACTCCATGATCTATTTTCCCAAGAATTTTGTAATCTTTAGCAAGAGGTAATTCTTTTGTAATTAGTGTTTCATCTCCCGTACATTCCTCAACATCTAAATCATCCAAATCAATCATATAAATTAATTCCTGCTTTGTAGTATAGTTCTGAATATCATAACCAAAACTATTTGACGGAACTTCCACGACGATAATATTTTCCCTTGCAGTTTTAATCTGTTTCATAGTTTATTATTTTTCAATAAGCAAACAAATTTTCCTTTACTTACATCAATGTGATGATGCAGAAGCAATGATAGGAAGGAATCTTCTTTAGATAAATTCCAATCATTTCTATTTTTTAAATTGGGGGGACGTTTTGTATAATCAGGATACCACCAACTATCGTCATCGCGTGCCCTTAAAAGAAACTTGCCACAATCAAACTTCACCTCTCCATTCCAAATCTCTCCCAACACTTCATAATCCTCTTCCTTCCCTTCCAACCCGATCATATAATCCGGTGTATCATTATCATGACACATCACCCACAGGTATGTTGTTTTACCGTCGTTTCTGATTTGGTATTCGTAGGCGAAGTCGAATACTGAAATGACGAGGATGTTTGCTTTGGGGGTTGGGATTTTGGTGGGGTTATTCATTCGGTAGATGATTTAATTGTTTGCAAAACCTCAAGCCATAATTCTAATTCATCAATGTAATTCATATCTCTCCTTTTTTGATTAAGTTTAATCTGTGTATCCAATAACTATAAGCCCATTCTGGGGTATTGAATAGCTTTGACACCTTAACTATTAAATATGCCTCCCAAAATATTCGCTTCTTTAAATATGCTTTCATTCTGTTTCAGGTTTAGAGTTAGTGGAGGGAATTCCTTTTGATTTTAGAAATTCTTTTGCAGCATCTTTCGCAGACTGAAATGTTTTTGGATAGTCCAACTTGTATTCTTCAAGCGTGATTGGATTTTCCGATCTCTCGTGCATTAATTTGTATGCCGCTAACAGTTCGATCAGATCAGCTTCGGAGATTAGTATTCCAGAGATGGTTGTTTCTGGCAATTCATCCCCCATGCTAACTTGTTTGTAGTAGGTCTTAGGGATTAGTTTGTTGTCCATTTGCGTTCTCTTGTTTTAAATCTTCCTTATGAATAGCAATCAGATGATCCAATGTTTCATCGGCACTTTTGCCTTTCGCCTCCCAGCAATCAATGATTCCAAGTAGCGCAACAGCCATCGGTGTATTCTCAATTCAATTTACTATCGTTGCTTTTAAATGTTCGAATGTTAGAGGTGTTGTGCTTAAATCGGTATCAATGATGTTGCATTACAAATCTCGCAACGGTAATCGTGCTCTTGAATATGTCCGCAGTCCTGACATTGAAAGTGGCTCCACTCTGTTTCTTCATCTTCGTCTCCTTCATCAATCCAATCTTCCGGCTCCTGTTTGGTTGGGTCGTCCATGTTAGAGTTGGTTAACGATTAACAGCTTCATTTCTGATTAATCCCCAGGGCACCGCAATTCCAAATCCCTCAAACTTTTTTACTTGCCCTTTTGCCCACTGCCTACCGGACTTAGTAAGTCCTTTCATTAGTGCCTGTTCCAAATAATTGCCTGAATTAATCTGGCGAGGGTGTGATTTCGTTTTCATTTTTGCCTGAGTTTAGTTTAAAAAATTAAGAAAGGTCAATTTCATTTTTAGACTGCTGGTGAGAGATAAAAAAGATTCGTGCATCACGGATAAGAGTAGTTTTCACAACACTGATACCCCACTGCTCAAAGCATTTGATTAGTGGCTGTAATGCCTCAGTATTGGCGATATATCCTTCCGGTATCATCACTTGCTTAGGAATACCGTTCTTGCGTACCCATGCTGCTGTATCAGGGTATTCTTCATCGAAGGCGCTGGCGAATCGCTCTTTACGTCGTGCATCCATATCAGCAAATACTTGCTGCAGAGATTGAAACCTCTTTAATCCTGAAATGATTTCTTTATCTTCCATCTATGAATGTTTAACTTCTGAACCTATTTTAAGTCGAAAGCGGGGGTTTGTCCTCTGAACTGTAGCGCTACCTCTATCACCTGCGGGGTGAGCTTCAGTATCCATCCTTCCTCCCATCGGTAGTAGCCTTCATCAATTACCTCCCTGATCTTCCAATACAGTTCACCCGAACACTGCCTGATTTTGATTGGAGCCTGATTAATTAACTTCAGTAACCCAATCTTCTTTAACCACTGCTTCAATCTCCTTCCTGTGGCTTGTGACATTCGGATAATCCGTCCTGCTCCCTTATCGCTTAAAATCAACGTTGCTGCGTTGTGTTGCCGTCCAGTACTGTTTTCTCTTAATCGTGCCTTCGACTTATCAAGTGACTGCAAACGTACGTAACGCTGTTGCTGTAATGAGCTTCGCAGGACTATTGCCCTGAGTTGCTTAATCAAATCGTTTATGGTGGTCCGGTTTAGTATCACCGGTTTGTAGTTGCCTTTGAATCCGGCTATCTGTTGCGTTGCTCTGCGTAGTGAGATGCAACGGTAGCCGAAGTTGGGATCCGCCTCGATCAATCCAAACTGCATCAGGCGGTTAAAATACTTCACCCTGGTGGCGTGAGATACGAATTTGATGTTGGACTGCTTGTGAATGTGTCCGGTCTTAAATTGCCTTTTGAATAAGAGCCATGCTGCGAGGGTGCGGACGTGACCATTATCGTTAGCCCACTTGAGGAGAGGGTATGGTATCAGGACTATTGAACGGTCACAGAAGGACACAAAATCAAAATCCGATTGGAGTGTTCGCGCACCCTCGAATCGGATTTTAGAATTTACCTTGAAATTCTGAATTACTTGCGCGAACAAAAGTAGTTCAGAACTATTTACCGGACAAATGTAAAATTGAAATTGAGATTTCTTCATATTACTTTTCCACATTCTGATTGTACCACTGGATCATTTCCACAATTACCTGACATCCTTTCATGGGATCATTGGTAAAAATTGCCGACTCATATTTGTCAAGCAATCGGAGATACTTGTCTGATTCTTCCTTGCCCAATTTAGAAACCATATCCTGAAGCAAGTGACCTATTTTACTGTATGCTGGTATTTGCCAATCGAAGGAGGAGTGGTATTCTAATGTCCAGTCCACATTCTCACCTACTCCATACCTTGCATCGGATATATTTTGACTACGTACATATCCCTTTTCAAGAGTAAGTTTAGTTGAACTGTGCATAAATTCCCAAATCAGTTTGTTTCCGGCAATCGTTTCGTCTGGCATAGGGTTAGGGGTTAAACTGAAATAGTTGTGACCTTAAAAAGTTCTTTTACAAATTTTATTGCTCGCTCCTCTGGTGAAAGAGAATTGGACTGGCTACGTAACTGCCTTTCAAATTCTCGTAATTCTTCACTGCTGATAAGTTGCCGTAAGCAATAACGGTAACAGTCCTCTTTGTCCGTCATAGTGCTTCTGGTGGGCTTGTAATTAAGAGCAAATGCTTTTGCAATGCTCAATGTCGCTTGGAATAAATCTATTTTTCTCATTGGCTGTATAAGTTTTTCAACAATCTCGCTGCAATGATCTCCCCGTCCTTCTCAAGGTTGCGCCTCACACCTTCATCATCGCCGTTCTCGTAGGCAATGACGATCTGGCGCTGAACCCGGGACTGTTTCTCCGCTAACTGTTCATCGGTCTGCAGGAGGTAACGACGGAGTTGTGCGGAATCATCTGGTGGAAGTATTGTCATTTGAAAAGTAGTTTTGTTGAGTAAGGTTCAATCCAATAGTCAGGTGCAATGGTTCCGGTCTTTGGCTGCTCACCATTCGGATAATGCCCGTACACGTCGAAGTAAGCTGAATCGAAAGTCATTCCCATGCGTAACAGTTCAAAGAGGCGTTGCGCGTTGTTAACGGATTGGAGGTAGTCTTTCATAGTGTTGCTTTTACGATTGCGGCGATAGCTTTTTGCTCTGCGGATTCTGCAAAGTCTAATCTATAATCAGCCAATCTCTCATCTACAGGTAATTGTCTTACCAAATCTTTAAGGGCTTCATACGTCGTTGTTAGTGCCTCTAAAAGTTCCTGCACTGCCTCTGGGTTGATCTGCTTAGTCACCTGTCCGAAAGTATTATCGTAAGCAAGTTGTTTCGCTTCATCCCATGCGTCCATGTATTTGTCGGAGTCAATAGGATTGTTGCGCATGATCTGTTCTAACTCTTTGGCTGTTCTCATGGCTTGCGGTTTTTGAACGGAGATATTTTTTCGAGTGCTTCATTTGCCCTGTCATGTAATGCTTGGCAAAATGCGTCGCCCTGTCTTACTACGTCAATGCGCTCGACAATGTTTTCTAAGGTCTGGCGCATGATTCTATTTTGCTTCCTCAGTCCTCTGATTATTCGCTTGGCTGTTGCATCATCCATAATTTTCTGATTTTGGTTTTCTGTTAAAAGTGTTCTGAATGTTACTGTGTCCGGCGCAAGAGTCGAACTTGCCGCACCGTTACCGGACTACCTAAAAACCCACCCTTTAATCCTTCGTCTGCTCCTTTTCTAATTCTGCACAACGAATAATATCTTTCATCGCCACTTCATTTGTTTCATAGAAACGTGGTGGGGCAACTTCAATCGGTGAAGATGCTCTGTAAATTTGTTGCGCGGCAAATGCCGGGGAGGTTGCACGTTCTAATTCATTACCTTCTTTCCCTGCAAGATGGTTTATCCATCCGGCGCGACAATGTGTAGTATCACAAGTATGCCATGTGGACATATTTAATTGGTTGCCGTTATCCTGAATGGCTTCCAATAATTTTTGGTGAATATTTGGAATAACGGGAACCGGAACGCCTCCGATGTAGATACGATTTGGAATAGATTCTTTTTCCTGTGGTGCATCTTGTTCGACTGGGCGAGCGTTTTTTAAATCACTGCAACCACTGCAACGACTGCAATCACTGCAACGACTGCAACCACTGCAACGACTGCAATCACTGCAACCACTGCAATCACTGCAACGACTGCAATCACTGCAACCACTGCAATCACTGCAATCACTGCAACCACTGCAATCACTGCAACGACTGCAATCACTGCAACCACTGCAATCACTGCAACCACTGCAATCACTGCAACCACTGCAACCACTGCAATCACTGCAACCACTGCAATCACTGCAACCACTGCAATCACTGCAACCACTGCAACGACTGCAATCACTGCAACGACTGCAATCACTGCAACCACTGCAATCACTGCAATTCCAACAGCCTTTGTTATACTTATTTTCTTTCTCCCAATTCGGATTTACTTCAGCAAATTCAGGAGAAACCCCATTCACATCTTTATCGGAACGGTCAATAAACTCTGAGTAATCTTTGAAAATTTTTGTCATGATGTTTTTTGTTTTTTGGTGGGTGAAATTATTCTGCTGTCTCTTTAACGTAAACTTTGTACCATGCCCCTGACTTCCTCGACTGCACACAGTAGAAAAAACTTCCTTTGATGCTGCGGTAAACTCGATGCTTTACTCCATCTTTGGTGGTGAAGTAGTAACCGGTGTCGGTTGCATTCTTGGTAAGGTCCGCTTCGCTCTTGGCTGTGCTGCTGCTTGACTGTACGAACTTTTGGTAGTCGGCTTGCTCTTTTACAAGGGACTTGCCCTGGGCTGTCGTTTGCGCGTGAATCCTGCTGCAAAGTAACCAGCTAAGGAGGATGAAGATTAATATTTTTGTTTCTGATGGCAACCTGAATTTGGATGGATGGAGAATAGGATCACGTTGCAATCTCTTGAATTTCTCTAATCCTTTTTTCTCCGATTCTGCGCGTCGGTTATTCCATGCCTTCATTTTTTCATGATGGATTTCGTACTCTGATTTTTCATTTCTCATTTTGTGAATTGGTTTTAAGAGTGAAATTAAATTGAGTTGGTAAAGATTATTTACTTACTGATTGAACTGTTTCCGAAATGGAAAGAGTTGGATTAACTGAGTGATTGAATTAACTTCATTGCATTGTCATAGGCTTTATCATCTTCTGCGTCCCATGCGTTGCTCTCAACGTAAGTCTGAAGCTGATAGGCGCATTTATTCAATGCCTCAATGAGTTTGTAATGATTGTTGACTGCCTTTGCGATAAACTCCGCTTGTTCTTTTCCGGTATCTCCTTCGAATACTGAACCGATCGGATTTCTTTTTTCATCTTCCATCAAAGCAAAGTCGGGTGCTTTCGGTGGGTAGATAACTTTCAATTTGAACTTGTGCAATTTTTGCACTGCTTCGGTTGTGTTGCTCATTTATTGTGAATTTTTAAGGTGAGTTAAAAAATTGAAATTTGATTTTTGTCGTTTACAGTAACCGGCTCCAGGGAATCTTCCACTATTACTTCTCTCGAAATAAGTAGACCTGTCGAATTTCTAAAGATGCCAATGTTGCTACTCTCGAAAAGTTCAGCGATCTTAAATGTTTCATCTGCCTGTTTGCAGGTCGGCTCGAATTCGATTCTACGGTCGGGACGTTTCATTGTTAAAATCCCTCCGCTTTGTTCCAGTACTTTGTGAGATGGTCAGTAGTAGTCTTTCCTATTACCATGTCCTGAGAGTCCAGTATTTCTACTTCATCTTCCGCGGTGACATTGTAATCTTTGGCTGCTGGGAAATCCTGACGGATGAAATTCATGACGCTGCTAAATTCATTGTTGAATCTTGCGCGTTGTTCGTGTTCGTAAATAGTCATGTAGATGATTTTTAAAATTAACAGAGTAACTCACTCGTACTCTTTGCGCCCGGATAACGCATTCAAGGTACACCGGGCAAGCTCCGTAGAACCATCTACGGGGGAAACTACGGACTATCTTTACAACTCAATGAAAATTTCCTTTTCGTTTTCATCCTGCACGATTCCAATTACTTTGCCGTCTGTGTTGATTGCGAAGGCGTGGAAGTGGTATGAATCATTTGCCCTCATGTACCCTCCATTGCAAACCCAATAACCGGCGTAGGCGCTCGAACTTGTGTAAGCTAACCCTAACTTTTCGTCTATATCTTGATAGCTGAAAGGATGAAACTCTTTTGCGCTTTCCTTGTCGTGTGTTGGCTGCCATTTGTATGTGTATTTTAGGAAGTGTTTATAGATAGCCCGCTCCACCTGCTTAAATTGTTTCGGTGTCCACTCTTGAATGAAATTGGAATTTACTTTGGATAATTCGCGTATCTTCCGATTCATTTCTAATTGCTGGCTGTCATACATTTGAAAGACAATCCCGCCGCCGTATTGCTTATTGTGAAATTTGCGTCCCCCTAATTGTTTGGCTTTGAGTAATGCAATGTCATATTCTTCAGAGACAAATGAAATTCCCAGGGTATCAGCTTTAATTTTATCCCCCTCATTGATGAAAGAGAGGAAGTGACAAACGTAGCGTGAATTTCCATTGACATCACTTGCAACCCGTGTAAATTCGATAGGTTTTAAAAGTTCATTTACTCGCTGCCTGTCATCATCTTTAAGGGCAATGCTCCCGATGATTGTACCGTGACTGATGATTGAAAAAATGTGCTTGCTTTGTTTCGTTTCATCTCTCATAATTTCATCAACCTTATTGCCGCAATAGTAAACGCGGCAATCTTGTAAGGTGAGCGAATTACTGGTGAAAGACGGTCGAAAGTCTTTGATTACTTCTGCTTGATTTTTCATTGTAGATAGTTTTTGAATTACTGAGCTTATGCTCATTGCGCCCCATCCCCTTTCCGTAAGATTCGCACGCCGTTAGCGTGAAGGACGGAACAAAGATTAAATGAAATAAACTTCGTAAGCTGTAAGGTAAAATTTAACTCCGATACGTGAGCTAATAGTATTGTCAACAAGTCTTTTACAAAACTGAGTGAATGATATTTTTTTGCATTGCTTCAATACATCTTCCTTTACTATATGGAAGCAACCGGACATTGTATTTACTCTATTTTCCCAGTTTGGTTCATGCTCGATTTCGATTACTTCACTTGCGATCACGTCACAATGTGCGCACAAGTCAAACATTTCCCAGTTGCCATCTTTCGGGAATACTTCCCCAGCAAGTATTAACCGTTCAATGAACTTTGCATACGGTTGTAAATTGTGGGAATGTGTTGAGGTGAAAAATTTGTAATTCTTGTCAAAGTAGTAAACGTTTGTTTTCAATCCATTGACATAAAGTGAATGACATCCTTTAATTGATTCACTCGGTTTAAATTCTGTGTGAAGATTCATTTTGTAGATGGTTGTTTTGTGGTTAATAATAGGACAAAGATACTTTACAGTAATTGTGCCAATAATTAAACCAATAAATAACGCAACAAACGAAGCAAATAGTAAATAGGTGAGTAATTGTGTAGAATATGCACCACATTCAATTCCACATAATGAGGAAATAAATAGACAATAAAATAGTACACAATCAAGATGCCAATACCAAAGGTTTGACCTTGCGCCCCCGTTTACGTCCCGAACTTATACCATTGTCACGCATGCGTTTCCTCAGTGTATTTAACGATATACCCAATTTTCCGGCTACTTGGGACATGCTTAAATTAGGATTGGAAGCAATAGCCTTTTGAATGATCTCGGTGTCTGACATGCTCAATACTGTTGCATTTATTGTGCCTATTCTTATTGTATAGCGATCCACAGTGTATACCAATAAGCTCCACACGTCGCAATACCACAGCCCCAATACGTCGCTATACTATACGATCCACAGTGCGCTATATGTGGCGCTCCATAACGCGCTATACAACGGAACTGTAACTACTTGCCATAACATACTACCGATTTGAGGATCATTTATTAACTCCGGTTTATACTTGTATCCATATTCAAACTACATTGTATTGTTTCATATGGCTAAAAATACCCTTCAAGGATAGATTTTGGTAACGTGTGGTATTCTCCAACACCATCTATTATCCACACGTTACGCACATATGGATAATGAGATGTAACCGATACAAGGCTGTAACAATCAGGAGCAAAGGCACAAATAAGCCTATCAACGAAGCACAACGGTTAACAACTATCCACATTCAACAAAGGTGCTTACTCAGGTATCAACCAACATTAGATCGTCCCGCTAATGCAAAGTAAACACCATGTCAATGTGGCAATAACTGTCATTGTGTCCTGAATAGTAGCCAATGCCCATTTATCACCGTTCCATTTGTTTCGAGTAATCAAGATCAGGTCCGTTCCTGGTTGCTTCATCCTTTCAGCTTTGCGCCAGTCAATCCTCCATCGATCGCCACAGATTGCTTCAAGTGCCTATTGGCGGAAAAAAGTAAAGTTTGATGGCGGGGGTATAAGGCAAGTAAGGGTACTTCGGCTGTAGGGGGTAGGGTTACCCCCAAAATCAGACAATACCATGTACAAATAAATAACATAACCGTCACATAAAGAATCAGGGAACGACCTTGCCCTCTGTGTGCATTCCCCCCGGACTGCACCTCAGCGTCGTTTTACTCGTTAGGCGAAAAGAATTATTACCTTTGTCGAATGGTAGAAGGATTAGACTCTTATTTGAAAGAAATGTGCAAGAAACGAAAGGAAGAAAAACTTAGTGGGACATGGTATGGGTGGTGGTGTGATGACCTTCCTCTTGAATCAAATGCCTCTGGATTCCATGTTACTGGTTACAGTGACCCTGAACCGTTCAGGTATGTCAAGCAGAGTAAAGAGCAGAAGGGATTGAACTACGTTGGAGATTGACGAAACCTGATGTTAGGGATATGGTTGGGGGTTACAGGGGAAAAGTACCGTTTACGCAATAGAAATGTAAATGACTGGTTGGGAAATATTCTTCATAGGGGGATTTCAATTTGTCGGTGTTCATGTTCAGGTTTTTGAACATTCAGTTGTGTACAAATAACTGTTCATCGCACATTAAATGTACTTTGTACGGCTTACATTTGTCGCATGAATACCGATGAAATTATTGAGGATGTCACTGAAATAGATGGTGCTGTAAATCCCTTCATCTACAATGTAACTTTCGACTATGTTGAGCATACCCAGATAACGGTTATCGCCGGAAAGGAGTTCAAGCGGGTGGTAAATGTAGAAGAAATTAAATATACCAAGTTATTCCATGTTGGAGAGGGGCAACGGCGCAAGATCACCGAACTTAACTCAGGCTCCTTTCGGTTGCTGATGATAATAGCAATGTCCATGGCTCCGAATACTGACAGAATCCGCATTTTTACCAATAAGTACATGCAAGAAATGAGAATTAACAGCCGGACATCGTTTAATACTGCTGTTAATGGGCTTATAGGCGCAAGCATCCTTACCCACTACAAGAAAAACATCTATTGGGTAAACACGCAAATACTGTTTAACGGAGATCGCCTGAAGAAATATCCCGGGAAGGGGCATGAAGTAGGAAAGAAGGAATATTACTTAAAAAGCACAGAATATTGATGATTGACGTATCAAATTTTGCGATAACTCAATTACCGACTGCTATTAATCGCATATCGGCTTGCTATATCCTATTCTACCATGGTCAAATGGTTTACATCGGAGAAACCAATAACCTACTGCAGCGGATCCAAACCCACCAAAATGATAAGATTTTTGATGAAGTGAGGCATGAGCCCGTAACTGATGATAAAGGAGTAAGAATCACAAGAGAAAAGGCTTTGATTCAAGAATTTCGCCCAATATTGTCGGGCCAGTATGGGGGCTCAAGAGATCAATTTGTATTTATTGATGATGCCGTGTTTACAGCTTACAACCGGAAGTCCTGTTATATTGATGGAAACCGATTACTCAATCCACAGCGGGAGCACATAGGCTATATCCATGGTCGCGTATTGCTTTACTTCCATGGCAATGAAGGTGTGAAACACTTCCTTGATGAAGGACGGGTACAACACAAAATAGCAGCGGGCCTGAATAAGTCAAAGCCATGGCATGAAAGGTATGGCTACGATGAAAAACATCACAAATTCTTCGATAAAGAAGAAGAATACGGCAAAAAGATCATGGCCGCCGCCATGGCTAATCAAAAATGCTGTGCCCGATGCAAAACCCCGATAAGTCCCCCGAAAGGTAAGGAGTGGCGAACACTGTGTTGGGCATGCTTTCAGCGAACCAAGTTGGAGAAGGAACAGCAAAGTATCTACCTTCGTAACTGTGACAACTGCGGAAAGTCTTTCAAGCCACGGTTTAATGGTATGAGCATTTGTCCGAAGTGCCATGGACGGAGTAGGGATTTCGCGAAAGACATTATCAGATTCAATGTTTCAAAATTCACGCATTCAAAAAATTAAAATGGCTGTTACGTTTACATGGTACACTTCGACCAGTTTCACATTGACTGAGGAACCGAGAACGCCCTGTCTGGACAACAGGGGCTTCCAGCAAAAAAGTGAGAACGGATTTCATCGTACCGTTCCCTACGAAAAAAGCAGCCATTTTTTTAAACAATAATAACAATGATACACCTCAAAGAAAAATCAGCTTCCCGGTGGCTTACTGACTTGCACCCTGGTATTCAATTGGAGAAAAATTCAGAAGCAGGCAATAAGCAGGTCATAGCAATGGAGCATTATGCTGTGTATCAGTTGGAGTTATGGGAAAAGCAAGGTAAATGGATTTCAGTTGAGAATGAATTGCCGGAAGATTCAGGTAGATATTTATGCTCATTCAAATCAATTGCAGGCTCAATGTTTATAGTGATTGCCTTTTTTTCAAAAGAAGATCACGGAGTATGGCTAAACACTGAGGATAAATGGAATAAAATTGTTAGCAGTAACACCTATTGGATGCCACTTCCTGAACCGCCATTGCTAAAGAAATGAACGATAAGCCCCGCGACAACGGCAAACCATTGTCGGGCGTTAGTGAGATACGTTGCCCAACTCACTACTTCCCTTTGGGTTAAGAAGGTGGCATGCCGGAATAGACGGCAATTTTTAAAACGTGAATGGCTTACGCCGGAGGGAAAGAATCCGGCACTATTTAAAAACAACAACATGAAAGCAAACGAATTGAGGCTTGGAAATAAGATTAAGGCATGTGCTGATTTTAATGATGATGTGAATTTGAGAGATAGGATTTTCACAGTAGTCGAATTACATGAAGATGGATTGGTTCCAGACAATGACTTTAATGGTATGGAAGGTGAAGAGTGGAGTTACGAAAATTTTGATGGCATTCCAATTACTGAAGAACTATTGTTGAAGTTCTGGTTTTCAAAATATAAAGACAGCCATATTTATACCATTCGATTTCCAACAACTGATCTTAAAAAATTAGCAACCTTTAAGTATAGAGGTAATGAATGGGCAATTGGATTTGCAGATTACTATACAGGGAGAGAAAAATCAGAAACATTGCCAACACTAATTAAATATATTCACCAACTGCAAAATTTGTATTTCAGTTTGACAGGCGAAGAACTTGTTTTAACCCCTTCCTCGGAAGGTTCAGTTAAAGGAGAAAAATTATGAAAGTTATTTTCTTGGACGTAGATGGAGTGATTTCAATTCCTAAAACGGGATGGTGCGTGCCTTCTGAACAATGGCATGATGAATTTGGTTATCCGACTGATAAGGATTGTATTGCCCGATTGAATAAAATAATTGAAGCAACTGGCGCTGAGATAGTTTTTTCATCATCATGGCGATTGCAGTACAAAAGCAAAGAAGGAAAAGAAAAATTATTCAATCATTGGGGAGTGATAAAAGCGCCAATAGACCACACGATACTTCTTGGCAATGGATTGAGTTGTCGAGGTGATGAAATACAACGATGGTTAGATCAGTGTGATACCACTATTGAAAGTTTTGTTATTCTTGATGATGATTCAGATATGCTCGAAGATCAAAAACCATTTTTTATAAATACGGATGGTATTGATGGATTAACAGATGCAGATGTTGAACGTGCAATAGTAATTCTTAACCCTTCCCCCTAGAACCAAAACGAAGTGAAATGAGAATAGAATTAGAAGCAGAGTTTCTTTTCGAACTTGCAAGTAAGCAGGACTGGGTGAATAATGTTCCTCAGATACTTCCTAAAAAAATAAGACCGGCTGAATCATGGGTTTGGCTTGATGTGAATGGGCACGTATTTGAAATAGGTGTAGATTTCGAAGCGGCTGAAAAACAAGCAACATATCCATGTAAAGTTTACCGATTGATTAGTGTTTCATCCAACTCTTCCAAATGAGCACCCCCCTAACAAGTAAAGACCTGCGCGTCGGAAATATCATCAAGGATAACAAGGGAAATGAGATCGTTGTCACTGGAAAAGTGCTGTTCGACTTGTGGTCATCGGAGCAATGGTCAACGAAGGCTCATGGGTATAGCGGGGTGGAGTTGACGGAGGAAAGACTTTTGCAATTTGGGTTTAGGTGCATTGATAAAGAAGATAAAGCTTACTGCATAGGCTTTAAAAACAATGATGATGGTTCATATAGTTGCGATTTTGAAGTGAATATAAACGATGATAATAGTTGGCACTTAGAATTAAGTTCTGTTGAAATTTTTACTGTACATCATCTCCAAAATGTTTTCTTCGCTCTCACTGGCTCCGACCTTTCCATCACCGAAAATAAAACGCAGGCAAGATGATTGTAAAATACATTGACCGCAGGCTGACCAACACCGTCGAGTTTTATGATGTGGATTTCTTAATCAGGGAAAAGAAAGTGACATTGAGGGTACAATCAGAGAAAGGTAAAATAATCCGCTGGGAATTTTCTGATTTGCCACCAATTGACGTTTGGTTAATGACGCATAATGAGCGCAAGGAAATTGATTCAATTCTAAATGATGAATTCGAACTATGAAACGCCTCCTTCAAAACCTGCTCACAAAAGATAACCTCAACGAGTTCATGTCGTGGCTTTCGATATTTGCATTCATCGCACTTTTGTTTTGGCTTGCTTCAATAATCTTCTTATGAAAAACACTTCCTTCAATACCATCCAGTGCGGAATTGTTACTGTGCTACAAGTAGAAGAAAGCGCAGAGGATTTCCTTGAACGCACCGAAAAGAAAATGCTCAATCAGTTTCAGGAAACTTCTGAACGATTGATGTACACGGCACAGGAAGGAAGTTTGCTTGACAGAATTTGGAAAGGTGAAAATGTAACGGCTGCGGTAAAATGATGACCAAAGAACTCTCTGACCGTCTCAATGCCATGCGCAAGGCGAATCCTATTCGCAAGCCTCGCGTTGGTGCTTCAGAGAGAATATTACTTCGCCAACTGCATGACCTGATTTTAGAGAAGTACGGAACACTCGAACGATTCTGCCGTGTATTTCATTATCGTTTTCGTCTGGTAGATACCTTTTTATCAAGATCAAAATTCTTCAACAGGACAATGTATGATATTGTCTATGACCAGGTACTCAACAGTCCTATTGACGTGAACAGGGATGGAGAGTTGCTTGATAAGGTGATAAAAAAATATTGCGGTGGACATAAAAAGTTTTGTGCTGACTTATTCATACGTGAGAGCACCCTTGAGAAGTTCATCACCAACCCTAAGAGCAGCGGATTTCGGAGTGTGGCTTACAAAGCATATAGCCATGCATTACATAAGATAGAAAAGATTGACGAATACATCAGCAAGGAAGCACCGGCTAAGTTTATGATTCAGGAGCAAGTGCAACGGCGCAACATTGATAAACTAAAACGGGAGACACGTAAGAAACGGAAGCATGATTTCAAACTGGACTTACTCAAACAGTTAAAGAATAGCAGATACCAATGAAAATAATTCACTCCTTAAACCAAAATAACCCTATGCGGATCACAGTACCAAGACAACAGTTTCTCTCCTTCGACTCACAGATTCAATCGCTGCTCGGAACCATCGAAGGCTACTGGCATCAGACCGATGCACAGCGATTCTACAACCTGAATAAAGAAGAACTCAAGCGTACCAAAAGCAAACGGTGGCACATCAGCAAACACCACTACGAAACGGAGATTGCCGAAGGTGGCGCAGAAAGAATTAAGTTTGTGGAGACGGAAGAACTGGATCAGGCAGGAAATAAAATCAAGAAAGCGGTGTTGAAGGAAGGGCATACCGACGAACAGCACGACGAGGAGATGATGGCATTCTTAAATGAGTTAGTGG